GTCGCTTTCGTTCAGGAAGCACGATCTACGCTTCATCAGTCCGCCCCTTCACATTCCGCGTAATCCGCCCTCACCCCGGTTTCGTCAATCGCACTGACCAAGTTGCACGCCGAACACACCGGCGTAGTTCCACACTTGAGAGTCGCAACCTCGCCGCAGTCGCACATATCAACGTCAGGCGCGCCATCGGGGCAGGCGTCGTCCTCGGCCTGCTGCGAGGCTGTGAGTCGGACGTGGCGATACATGGAAACGCGGGTCACTGCGACTTCCTTGCTAAGAGCATGGCGTCGGCCATGATGTACGCTTTCGCCGCGTAGGTCTGTGCGCTTCCATCATGAAAGTCCGCGAACGATTCAGAATGAACCGAACTGTCTATCATCGCGGCCATCGCCTTCGCCGCGAAGTAGTCGCGGAGTGAAAGGCCACCAACGCAACGATCTTGGGAGTCAATTACGATCGCCTCGCCGTTCACGTTTTGACACATTGCCACCGGAATTGGGAACGCCGGTCCACCATCGTCAATTTTCTTTGAGCTGTCCACATCTTTCCTTTCGTTGAGTACCGTCGCGCCTTGCGTCCTAAAACAAGGCGCGGCAGTTCGCAACGCGCGAAGTTACTTGAGGTCACGGAGTCGTTCTGTTTCAGCTTCGATCACGTCGTGCGCGTCGTCCCAGTTTGCAATCTTCTTACCGATCAATAAGTTGCGGGCGTAGATCATGCCCTGCACGAACGCACATTTTTCGGTGAACGTCTGCGAGTCATATAAGGTGCGCCAGAACTTCGACATTGGGTTTGGCACTTCAATCGCCTTCCCGCTCGCGTCAGTCTCGTATCCGCGATTCCCAAGCTTCACTGGCGGGCCTGCGAAGTCGGAGGTGTGGAACGTCGGCGTAATCTCATCCTGCTCAGGCGAGAGCGTCGCGTTTCCGGTGTTGATAAGCCTTGTGCCATTGGCAAGAGAAAACGGTTCAGAGCCGCCGTATCGACGAACGACCGTGAGGACGTTGCCGCTGACAGACGAGACGAAGATAATTTCGTATGATCCATCGGGACGAACCAAGTCGCCGCGTCGAAATCGTTTCCCGTTGGAAACGATAACGGTGGTGCAGTCTCGCCCGTTGGGCGCAAAGGCGGTCTGGTTTACAAAGTCTTCTGGCAATAGTGTCACGCCAAGCTCGGCTGCGAGTCGGTCGTCTGCTTTCGGGTTGAGGCCGGTCATTAGTTCGTTCATTTCGAGGCTCCTTTGGTTGCGAGTTCAATTGCGGCGCGAAGTTGCATCATGACTTCTTTCCTGCTCGTAGTGGCGCAGGGGGCATCAGGATCAATGTGGGTAGCGACCGCTTTGCATACTTCAAGCAGACTTGGCGCGGCGGCGATTAGGCGCGCGTTGGCTTCTCGGTGTTCAGGTGAGCGTTCGAGCGACGTTCTGCAAACCGTCAAGCCGTCCGATGCAGTAACTTTGTCGCCGAGCGAACCGCCGACAGTGCTATCAATCTTCCAAGGTCCGGGCGTGTGCGTGTTCACTCCAATTCTCCTTTATTCGCGGGACTAAGAACCAACGGCGCGTCTACGTTCACCGTGAGTTGGTAACTGTGCAGCCCGCCGCCAAGCGACTTGCGGGCGATCTGGTGCGAGCCGAATCGCCTTTTACGCATATGGCGAAGCTGGGCGGAAATCGACGCCTGCGGGTAGCGACCGTTCAGCGCGGTTTCGATCTCTTTCAACGTGCGAAACTGGCCGTCGCGCATCAGGTTGAAGATGTCGAGGTATTGGGTCGAGAGCCGTTGGCACGCTTCTGTGGTGCGGGTTTCTACGCCCTCGAAGGTGAAGAGGGGGGCGTCTGTGGTTGCGCGGTAGATCATGCGAACATCTCCCCTTGAATTGGCGCGGGTGTTGGTGCTGGCGTCCACAGCGGGACAGCCTCGGCGATGCGACGGCGGGCGATGGTGCAGTAGTCGGGGTCTAGCTCGAAGCCGATGAAGTTGATTCCCATTTCAACGCAAGCGACCCCCGTAGTTCCTGAACCGCAATAGGGATCGAGAACGGTTGCACCAACCGGAATATTCATTTTGTCGAGAGTCCACCGCATGAGCTGCAGCGGCTTTTGCGTTGGATGTATCCGACCCGAATCGGAGCGATGACAATCACACACGCGGATGGGCGCGTCCTGATTTGTCCAAGCAATCTCGGCCTCTGAAAGCGAGAAGTTCCTTTCGGGCTTGTTCCACACAAGCCAGCCGCGTGATATGGGCAGGTCGAAGTAGTTGCCGCCCCAAACAGCCATCGGAACGTCAAGGGCGAGAAACGCCGAAAGGTCGGGGGCTGTGGCATCCCACGCATTGCGATCGGCGGTCTGTTCGCGTGCCTTGCCCCATCCGCTTCCCGATCCACCCTTCCAAACTCGCGCGATTCCATACGGCGGATCGGTGATAACGGCGTCCACGCTGCCAGCGGGAAGGCTCTTGAGCAATTCGAGGCAGTCACCTTGTTCAACGCGGTAGGTAGTCACTTTGACACCCCCCGCGAGGCGTCGAGCAAGTCAGCGGCGGCTCGCAAGAGCGCGGCGGCGGCAGTCTTCATGCCATCGGAGGCTTGTATGCCGCGCAGGTCAAAGCGCGGCAGAGACTTTGCGCTGGTCGAAACTTCGTCGCCTGATTCTTCCAACCCAGTTTTAAGGACCGGCGAGTTAGATTTGTCGCCGAACGTACCACCGTCAGAAGACTTGCATGCCTCGCCGGTCGTCAAAGCTGGGTTATAGGAAATCGTATGCATGCTTTCTTTCTGCTCGGTGGTAGATACATTATTCGGGATTTCTCCCCCATTTGCAACACTTTCTTCCACGATTCCGCGAATATTTATCTTAACCATTGACAGCACCGCCACTTGCGCGACCGGCGAAATGACGTTGTATCGGTCAGAAACGCCCCGCGCGTGCCGCATTAGGTAGTCAATAACCTCGCCAGACGCACCCAATTCGGCCAGGTGCGACCTGAAAAATTTGCGCGCCGAATGACAACTAAGGGGCCTACCCCGCGAATCCTTGGCTGGAATACCTGCAGCTCTGCAGTCGGCTCGGAATGTCTCGCGGGCGGGCGTGCCGGGGAATACGGGGTCGTTTGGCTCATGGGGTACGGTTTCGCGGTGGGCGAGGATCATTGGCACAAGTGCCGGGTGAATGGCGATTTCGCACCGCTTGCCGTTTTTCTGCATCGCCCCTTCCCAACTGAACAGCGGGATTTCCTCTGATAGCAGAAGATTCTTCCACTTGAACGCTGCAGGCTCGCTGAACCTCATCCCGGCGAGTATCAACCAATACCAATAAAGCACGCGGTTCGTCCTAGAACGCTTGTCTAGGGCCTGCCGGGTCGTTGTGTAGCTCATTAGCCTCTCGACCTGCAGTAGCGATAGCGGCCCCACCCCGGCCCCGTGGGAGTCTTTGGCGTGGTCTACGTCCTCCAGCACGTTCTCTGCAGTCCGCCGCGTCTTCTTGGCCCACCGGGTGAGGTTGGTAAACGCCGCCATGTTCCGGTTAAACGTCGATCCGGTCCACCCAAGCCGCTCCCGCCGCTCGCACAGATACGCGCTCACGGCGTCGAGAGACACCTGCGACAACCGCGTCCACCCCTTAGCTGCCGCCGCCTCGCCCACTGTCTTGCGATACGCGGCGATCGTCGAGGCTTTCCGGCCAATCCCGCGCAAGTAAGCCCCCCACGCATCGGTATCGCGTGCGAGTTCGGACTGGTCGGTAGATGGAAATGGCAACGTAACTGGCGGCGTGTCCGCCACTTGCGCCGGTTGGATTGATTCCATAATCCCGTTCTTAGCAAGTTCCTGCGGCAATTGCAAGTCAATTTTCACGCATCCGTCCGATAGCCGAACGGTAATTGTCCAATCTGGCATCAAAAGCTCCCTTGGCACCACCGCTTGTACCAGTCTTGACGGCTGAGATTCAGGAAACCGGGGAAACTTCCCCGATTCTCACTTATGGGACGCAGGGCGTGCGCGGGGTGTCTGATAACTTGGGCAATCTGTTATTTAGAATGGTGGCGATTAAGAAAATCTTTGCGGAATGTGAAATCAAACGCTTGAAAGTTCCGATTAAGTGTGTATCATTAATGATACAGGCGTGTTGCCTGACTAGGAGAATCACGATGAACGCAACAGAACTCAATACTTACCGTGTCGAATATCCAGCCAAGGGCGGCGACTGGGGATCGGTCCAGATCGAAGCTGCAACACCAGCCGAAGCGGTTGCCCGTGTCGCCGATTCCGACCTTCCTTCGTCCGCTGGCCGCAAGATGGTGCGGGCCTCACACCAGATCATCGACAACAAACCAGTCCGCATCTAACCCACCCCGCCGCACTCGAAAGAGTCCGGCGCGGCTTGCCCGAAACTAAGGAGATTGGAATGACCAAGACAGCACGAAAGACCGAGTATCGCGTGATGGTGATAGACGCCTTCGGCGATGTAATTGACGACGTGCAGAACGATTCCGACGACCGCGAGCGGTGTCTCAAAGAAGCGGCTGCATACGAGCTTGACGCCGATTCCGATGAGGTTGCGATCGTGGTCGAGTCTCGCGTTTGGAAGATGGAACTCGACAAGAGCGGCAAAGAACTTGAGGGCAACATCGTGGACGACAGCGAGAAGATTCTGTACACGCGCGGTTGCCCGATGGCACTTGACGCGGGGAACTGGATCAGATAACTCCCCTGCTAGCGCGGGTGGATTGGATTGTCGAATAACAAGGAGATTTGCGATGGGAAACAAGTGCTGCAAGACAATTCACGGTGATTTCCAAGTGACATACCCGTGCAAAAACGCCGCCAAGGTCGAGCGTAACGGGAAGTGGTACTGTGGTACACATGACCCGGATAAGCGAAAGGCGAGGCAGGAAAAACAGCAAGCAAAGTGGGAAAAAGAATCTGAAGATCGTCAAAAGCAGTGGCGTTTGCAGTCCGCCGCGCCCGACCTGCTCGCGGCGTGTAAGCTGACACACTCGACAATGCGCCGCCAGTTTGTTGGCGGTAACGCTCCCGATTCATGGGGCGACGATGAACATGCGGCGTTTACTCAACTCAACGCCGCCATCGCAAAAGCCGAGGGCAAGCAATGAAAACCGTCCCCCAACTAGCCGCAGAACTCAACCTCACCCGCAACAGCGTCAACGTGCGAATCAAGCGTCTGTGGCCTAACGTCGAGGATCGTCCAAAGATGGTCGACGGCTCGTTCCAGTTGACCGAAGTGCAGGCCGTGGCAATCGCGCGGATGAAGCCTGCGAAGCCGGGGCCGAAGGGGAAGCGATGAGCGAATACCGCCCGATAGTTTGGCTTGATGAACACACCGGACCAGTGTTCCAGTACGCCGCCACGTTGCGCCCGACGCATCCGGGGTTTACCATCCCGCGCGACGGGTATCTATGCCGACTCGAAACCAGCGAAGCGGCGAAGCATCCGGACTACCCGCATGGATTGGTGTACTACAGCCGGGAACTGACCAAGCTCGAAACGAATACGTTTTCACTGGTCAGATTGAACCACGCGCGCCAGCCGGCTAATCCACCACCTCGCCCCGCTCCGGCCAAATCCTGACGTGGTATAATGTGGCTCACGGTGGGGTAGGAATTGCAGCAATGCCCCCTATGCTCACCACCATGCGTGGTAACTCAGTGGCAGAGGGCGGGCAGTCGCTTGGTTCGAGTCCAAGCCCACGCTATTGTTGAGACGCCGTTCGGATTGAACGCGGAAGACCCCGGATCAAACCGGGGTTTTTCTTTTGTCCGGCCAAATCCTGACAGCCAGCCAAGTCCCGAGAGCGAGGGTGATGGGTAGGAGGAGTTCGTTCACGCCCAACGATATGTTATCGGCCCGCAAATCGCCTTGCACGCCCCGCCAAAAACTCGCTACATTACCCGCATGGCGAAAAAAGTGAAACCGATGAGTCAGCCGGAAGTCGCGGAAACTCTGGCGAAGCTGGACAAGTTGCAGAATTTGGCACCGGGCGAAACGCCGGACCCCCTGCTGTTGGCGGATTTGCAGAATCCAGATTTCGCGGAGGAACTGGTTCGCGGCGTGTGCGAGCAGATGGGGTTCTTGGGGCCGATGCCGCCTAAGCCGGTGGATGAAAAGCCTATCGACCCGCCGCCCGTTTCATGAGCCGGTGATTCGTTGGCGGTGGGTCATACGTTGCTCCAAGGAACGACTTGCCCGTCGAGTTGGTGGCGGTGTTCGGCGGGGACGGTGAAGCCTGGCAGAATCTTCATTTCCGTCAGATTGTTCACGCGAGTCCAGTGCTCGCCATCGTTGCTGACTTCGGTGATTATGTTCCCCTCAAAGTCGGTGTGCATTCTCGCACTTTCCCAACACACCGCGCCATGATTGATTACCACCGTGTCACCAGCCTGCGGAACGTGCCCGCCCGTTGTCGCCCAGTTGCGAGGATCGTACCAGTCGTTTGGATTCACGCCCGGAACTGCTTTGAACTCGCAGACCTTTGGCTCGCGTGCCTTCGCGCGAATCCCAATGAACAGCGAGCCGATTGCGGCACCGATTACTTTGAGGAATGAGCGGCGTTCCATTAAATCCCCCCGGAAGCTTCAAGCGACTCTGCCACCTTTTTGCAGTCACTGGACAAGCCAAGCAGAATCAGAGGCGCACCGTCTTCGGTCCTCTCGTATATCGCCAGCATTGTTCGGTCATCGCGGATCGTGTGCTTTGTGCCACGATGGAAAAGCTCCCGATTCGCGGGTTCAATGAACAGGTGCATGTACTGTTTTCCAATATCCAAACTGGCCGGAACCGCATGGCCGTCTAGAGGCCCGCCGCTGAATCGAATTGGCTCAGAGTTTCGCACCGACTCAATGAATGCGTCAAGGTTGCCGGGAGTGATCCTCATGCCAGATCATACCACTCAATATCTCGCCGCGTAATCAACCCTGAGCATGTGCCAACTGTCGAGATAGATGCTGTTGAACGTGGCTGATCCGAGAGCCTTGAGATACAGCGCGAACGGGTGCAACGCCGTCGCCGCCGTTGGTATCGTGCCGGTGATCGTCGCCACAGGTGTCGCCATGTCGCCGATGAAGAAATCGACGCTGCTGTGGGCTGAGTTCAGCACCCAGCGCAGAACTTGGTGCGAGGTTGTGACCGGGACCAGCGAATCAACCGTTGTTGGCGAGCTTGAAGCCATCGTGCCGCATTGGATGTTGTCGCTGACGTTCTTGTCGTAGAAGAAGAAGATGCCATCGGCGGGGGTCAACGTCGTCGCCGCTGGTGTCGCCATGCCCACAAGGTAGTTCGCCCGTTCTGCCACCGTGGATAGCGTCTCAACCCGCAATTGAGTCTCGAACATGAAGCCGTGCCGGATGCGCGTGATGAACGGCGAGGTGAGACGCGAGTAGTGGGCAACTGTCTGGCAGTTCAGTTTGGCAAACCCGTAGCCGTTGTTGTTGCCGTTCTGGTTCCCTTGAATCGACGCTGACGCGCCGCTGACAGTCGCACCCCAATTGACGATGCCCGATGTTGTAACGGCTGTTGAGCCGGTAATGAAGTCGTCAAGGAACTCCATGCCGTACTGCGGGTCTTTGAGTACCCGGTCCCAACCGTTGACAAGCCGATAGCGTTGGGCGGTGGCGTCGTACCAGAACTCAAAGGTCATGCCCGGCGCAAGCGGCCAGTCTAACCCATATGGGCAGATCGTCCGGCACGCCGCCGTAGTCGATGCGTCTTGGTGCTTGATGCGAAGGACGTACGAGCCGCTGTTGTGGATCTTGAATGAGCGACCGGGGAAGGGATTGGCAAACCCGCCGATGCTGTAGGCGGCCGAGCTTGTTGCAAGGACCGTGGACGAATAGCCAATGTCCCACGGCGTTTGATCCGCGCCTACCGATGTGGGCGAAGTCTGCGACATGAGCAGGCTCGCCGGGTAGGGCCTGTCGCCGATGAGGATGTCGGTTGCGGCTTTCAAGGATGGTCCTCTGTAATCGCACGCCAGACCCGCTCGGACGTGCCGCGATAGTGGATGACGAGGACGAACGCGAGCGCGAAGCCGGCGAGGAAGGCGAGTGCGGGAATTGCGAAGCGGCGGAGTTTCAAAGATGGCCCTTTGTCGCCCACGCCCAGAACGCCGCACATATTGATGCCACCGCGCTACTGAACACAATCCACGTTAGTTTCCTGCGTTCCTTGTGGGCTGTCCATAGGATTTTCGTGCGATCTTCCACAACATCCATCCGCTGCCCAAGTGCCGGGACCACTTGCTTCAAGTTGTTTATGTCGTGGTCGTGCTTGTCTGTTCTCGCCACAAGGCCCGTAACTTTGGTAGGTCCGTCCATGCCATTGCCGCGAATGGCGAGCAGGAGGTTGTCAAGTTTCGCGTCCTGCGAATTGCATCGCATGTCGAAGTGCTCGCGTAGTTGTGTGATTTCGCTCATAGAAAAACCTTTATTCCTCCGCCAACTTTCGCGCCATTGCGGTTTCACATTCAAGCCGCGTCCCCGCGACTAAACACACCATGTCACCGTCGCTGTCGAGTTCGTAAATAAAGTGAATTGGCGATGCGACGTCTATCGTCTTTGGTTGCCCACCGATATTGAGCAACACCTTCGAGAATACGAGGTCGGTCGCGCGGAGGTATTGGTCGTGTTCAAGCAACGCGTCAATGTGCCCATCCCACGGACCACCGACGAAGTTTCGGGCGATTAGGCGCGGCTCGTTCATGCGTCCCCCACAGGCTCAGCGTTCACCCACGTATCGCCCAGTCCGCGCATGATCGTGTGTGTCGCGTTGAGAATGCTTACCCGCTCCTCGGCTGTTGTGCCCTCGTCCAAGATGACAAGCTCGACGCCAGCCTGAGACAACGCCTCATCGCTTACAGCGTTCCACACTGGGGCCGGTGCGCCGCCCTGTCTGAGCCACGTACGCGCGATGAGAAAGCATTTCACCTTGTCGCCCAATAGCAACAGATCGGAACCGGGGCAAATCTTTGGCTCTACGCCAACCCACGGCACCTGATCGCTTTCGACCAGCCACTTGACTATGCGTACGCCGACGCTGGTGTTTGGCAGATCGCCCACGGCGTCGAAGATCAGCGGGCAACCAAGGCGGGTATACATGCCAAGCTCGGCCATTACAGCCTTCTTGACCTCCTCGAACCCGCTCTTAGCCTCAATTTCGTAGAGCCTGCCGTCAATGTCCAACGCGCCTACATAGATCGCGGGCTTGTGTCCGACAGCGGCCTCGTATTCGGCAACCGCGTTCTTGAAGTCCGCCACGCCCCACAGGTCTTTGCGGGCAGGCATGATGCTTCGCAGACGCCGCCTCGCGTCCCACTCCATCGCGCCTTTAGGTGAGCAGCTATGGCCATGAGGGAGCTTCCAGATTGAATGTGCGGAACGCTTGGGCACCGCTCGCGGAATCACGATGGTCCGCACGTATTCAAGCAAACCGTGCTGGAGAAGCGGCGCGTCTAGACACTTTGTTTTTCGGTCGGTAGTTGTGCCCGAAAACATGATGTAGTTGCCGGTTGTAGGCGGGCGACTCGACACCGCTCCTGGCCTCGCGCCGAAACTCACGTTGGGCGTTTGACGCGGAGTGGTCGGTGGTTTGATGCGCGGTGGGCGGGGGGTTTGGGTCATTGTGCAACCTCCGCGAATAGTGGAACCGCTGCCTCAATCCTCCGCCGTGCAATCTCGCAGTACTTCGGGTCGATTTCGTAGCCGATGAAGTTGCGGCCTGTTTGAACGCACGCGACTCCGGTGGTGCCTGAGCCGCAATACGGATCGAGAACGGTTGCGCCTTCTGGTATGCCAAGCAAATCCAAACACCACCGCATAAGTTCAATGGGTTTTTGGGTTGGGTGTACGCGAGCGGTTCTGTCTGCGCTTACCGCGCCGCAATGCTGTAGACGTTTCATCTTGAACTTGGCGCAGTCTGAAACCCACGCTAATTCAAATGGACTTCCGTGAATCCGATCCGCTTCCTCGCAGCACCGTTTATCCCAACAGAGCCACCCACCGCGAGGAAGCGAGTTTGCAAAGTTGTTCCCACCCCACATGATTGTCGGAACGCCGATGCTTAACAGAGCCGAAGGATCGAATGGGCTGTCGTCGCCATGAATAACGCCGCTGAACTTGGCCCCACGATACCGAGACGCCACGTAACCAATCCCATACGGCGGATCAGTAACCACCGCATCCACGCTGCCACTAGGGAGCGACTTCAGCAGTTCGAGGCAATCGCCTTGTGTGACTGACCAAGTGCTCATTTATCCCCCGGTTTCAGCACGCCGAGCTTCACAAGCTGCATGCGGGCCTCTCGCCACTTGTCCCACAGTTTGTCGTTCAGGGGAAGATCGGCGGGTGGTTCATTGTGAACCGTGTCGAGCCAGACCTTTACGTCCGACCTTTGCTTGTCAATGACAGGGTCCACCGATGCCGCGAGCGCAACCGCGCCGTCGATGTGTTCGCCTTCCGCCGCGAGAGTGACAGCACGCTTCCACGTATTCCGCTTCACCCAAGCAATCGCCATCGGCAGGCCAACCACAAGCACCACGACGATCGCAGAAGCCGCGCTGATATACACCGCCCAATCGACCGCAATGGTGCCAAACGTCAAGAGTGCATAGCGGATGCCCACCACGGCACACGCTGACGCCGCGCAATAGATCGCCGCTTTGGTTGGAATCCACGGCACCACGAACGAGGCGAGCGCGACGATGATCGCTAGGGGGATGAAAATCCAGAGGGCGATTGAGGTTGCCCAAGAGACCGTGCGGTTGAAGTCCTGCTTTGCCGCCGCCTTGCCCTCTTTGAAGGTGGGGTCGGTGGACGGGTCGATTGGACCAACGAAGTCGGGCGAGCCGGGTTTTGGAGGCCCAAGCAACTTGCGAGCGGCATCCTCTGACATTCCAGCATCGACCAACTCTTTAACGCTGAACGGCTTATCTTTGAAGTTCTCGACCAGTTCGCTGCCGGTTTCGGGGTCGATGCGGATGCGGCCAATGTCGGGCCTGCCAAAGCAGCCCCACGTCACACCCACCATGCAGAACAGGGCAACGCCTACGACAAAGCCGCGCAAGGTGGGTGCATATTTCATGGGCTATTGAAGGGGACGTGAGTTTTGAGATTACAGTTGGGGCGTGGTATTGGCGGTGGTTGCGTTCACAGATTGGGTTTTAGTTGAGTCCCACCAATCGCGCAGAACCTTGACGCACCCGCAAAACGGAAATGCTCCCGGTTTTGGATGCGTCCGCTTCAACGCCCACACGATAACACGCTGCCAGTACGCCGCGCCGTAGTGCCACACGCCGAGCGACTTAATCAGGCCGTTGGCCCCAAACTTTCCCTTGGGACACGCCACGCGCCCGCATACGGGCTTCCCGTCAATTGTGCAGGACACCGCGCCATCGTTCATTGCACTAGGCCCATGCTCGGCGTAGATGCACATATGGCAAGCAATGGCCTTTGACAGGTCAGGCGATACCGTCGATTTGTTGCAGCCACACGCCATCTAGAACATTTCTCCCGTCGATTGGGGGGGGGGTGTGCGTTTCGGCAACGGCATAAACGCACGCGCTTCATCCGGTAAGGGTGCTTGCGGCGGATCGCCGGGGCAGGCGGTCACGAATACGTACTGCTCATCGTCCGCGAAGTCTTGAACGGTGGTAGGCTGGCCGGTGCATCGCGTAGGAAAGTCAAACGTGCGGTACTTCAGCCGCGACATTGCGTAATTGCAATCGGAATAGCTGGACTCGCTGAGCGAGCCGCCCGTCTCACACCCTGAAACTGTCCGCCGATGGAATCGCCTGCCATCCGCGCAACTGTCGAACTCATCGGTGACACACTCATCGCCAAGATACCCGCCGCCGCAGGGTCGAACTTGGCCCATTGCGTAGAGCAGGACACTTGCACTAGAAACGTCGCCGCCACGCTCGAACCCTTGGCAAGTCGCGCGCCACTCGCCATTGAGCGGGGAAGGAACATTGCCCTGAATCCAGTTGATCGCGCCGGACACGCTGATAGACCCGCCCGCCGCTTGGCAAGTCGCTTGCGTGCGATCCCCGCCCGTTTCCTCGCACTGGTATTCGTGCCAGAAGTTCCATTTGATCTTGACGTCCTCGACCATCGCCCATGTTCGGCAATCGGCTGGACTGTCGGAACACCAAGACTTGAGGGTGTGTTCGCCAAAGCGCACCACGCGGAACCGCTTAGGCCGGTTGCAGACCACGAACGAGCCATCGGGGCAGTCTCGCCGGTCGGACTCTGAGCAGCACCCCGGTTCCTCTGGTACGCAAGGCACGGTCGAGCAGGTGGCGTCCAGCGGCTTGCACTGCAACTCGCCGGGGTTCACAATCGGATCGTTCCCAACGGCACTACGGGGCACTGGGGGCGATTCGCAGTCGCCGCCCGCGCATGGCAATGGGGTACACGCGCCGTCAAAGTTGGGCGCGGCCTCGTAGCAGTACCCGCGATAGATGACGATTCGACGCGATGACAGGGGACATCCGCCGCAGGTGAACGGCAAGGGGACTGCAATTCGGCGCGGGACTTCGGGGGGTGCGTTTGCCGTGTGGCAGAGGTTGAGTGTGTAGTAGAGGGTGGACGCGCCGCAACACCGCGCGATACACGCGGCGGTGGCCTTGGCGAGCGCACGCCCGACCTTGACCAGTGCCCGACCTTTGCGGAGAAGTGACATCAGGCACCAACGCCGCCCATAACATCGCTTGGCTGTCGCGGAGTAGTGGTCTGCGTAATGCTTCCTGATAGGCGGTAAGCACCCATCGAGATAATCTGGGATTTCAACGCCACGGCTGTAATGACGCGAGAGGCATCGAACAATCCGCCGCTCATAGTGCGGATGATGTCAGCGGAAGTTGCGCCAATGTCGCTGTACCCGTCGTACTGGAGAACGCCGCCGCTTGGAATAACGATCCGAGAACCCGCCACACGGACAGGCGTGTAAGTCGCCAGCGTCGAAGTCGTCGGGTAGGTGTGAACCGCCGCCTTGGACCAAGACAAGCCCGCGTAGCCCGTTCCCGAATACGTGAGGGTAAATCCCAAATCAGGATCGACGCCAGCCGTGGCAGTCGCCACGATCCCGCCGACAACGCCGCTGGATGTGTCCAACGCGGAGTTAATCGCCGCCAAATACGTTGCGTCGGTGGCGTTCCACGCGATGTTTGCGGTAGTCGCAAACGTCCCGTCAGGCTTCTGGATCGTCAGGCGAAGGTTGCCACCCGTTGACGCCGCGTCAAAGCCGATCTTTTCGACCTGATTGACGCTTGCGAGTGCCCCGCCTTCGCGCATCCAGAGGTGTCCATTGACCTCGCCGTGAGTAACGCGGCGATTGGATTCGATCTTTGCGCCCTTTGAGCAGTTGACTTCAAGCACGGGTGGAAGGGTTGCGTATGTTCCAAGTTTGATCGCCGCACCAAGCGTTTCGATGCGAGATACCGGAACATCGTTCTCAACCGTGATCGTGCCGTTGGTGCCAGCCTCGATGTTGGTCGGTCCGCCGCCCTGAAGATAAAGGTTGCTGCCGGGAGCGAGCAGCCGCGCGTAGACGTTGGTGAACGTGCCGTACAGGATGATCGTGTCGATACAGTCGGTTTCGATGTAGACGTTTGTGGCGTTGATCTTGAGTGGCGTACTGCCGCTGCCGCTGGTTCCGCCGATGCGAAGTCCGAAGACTGGGTTCGCGCTGCCGACTGGACGCCCGTAGCCCTTGGTGATATACAACGCCGCGAGCGTGACAGCCGAGGCGTCATAGCCGTCGATGTTGGACGCGCTGTAATCGACGTACGCGGTGTCTCCATTGGAGAGTGTTTGCCCGCCCGCGCCGCCGTGAGTGAGCGACCAGTTCACGGTGTCTAAGAAGTTGGCCGGATTCGCCCCGATGTAGAATTTATTTGCCATGACACAGATTCCTTATTCGATCGACGGAGTTGTTTCAATGTCTGCGGATGTCCCGCTCAATGTGTTGACTAAGACCCAAATTTCCATGCCCTCGTGGACGTAAAACGGATTGCAGATTCCGGCTGCCGAGAATTGCAGCGAGGTGAAACCTGCGGGATATGCCGGTCCCATTCCGACAACACTTGTTTTCACGTCCAGCACGAGCAGAGAAGGCCAGGTGTGCGGCGAGCGGACCTGTATCCGGCACATGCCAGACTTCGGCGCACGCCACTTGACGTACAAGCCTGCAGTTGTCGAGAGGATGTATTGGGTTTGGAGGTTCAAGGTTGGCCCTCGCAGTCGGTTAACACCGGGTAGCACTGGATGAAATACACAAGCGAATCGCCCGCGTAGCCGATCGCAACGTGTCCGCCCGGCCCGTCGCCGTGCATGTCGAGGTCGGAGTATTCAGGTGGAAAGACGCGGCTGTTTTTGACGTTGGTTTCTACTTGCTGGTGCCCGCTCCAATAGGTCAGGCGAACACTCCACCGCAGACCAGTGAGCGGCCCCGGCGAGTTCTGCACGCTTACAACGTGCGCCTCTTTCACGGCGTCGGCTGGTTGCTTCACCACAAGTTCGTCGGCTTGCTTCGACATTAGATTGGGTTCCCCGGTAGCCCGACGTAGCCGTTTGGCGTGTAGAACGGGTTGTTGGTTTGAGGGAACAGGTTCGCGGTCCAGATTCGCGGCTTCTTGTCAGCGTCGCCAGCTTCGGGCGGCATGACCGTGTAGACGTGAAACGGAGAGCGCGCGGGCGGCTGTATCTTGTCGGTGAACAGAACGCCGGTCAGGTCTGGAATTTCCATTGGCCCGTTGCCGGGATCTGACTCCCACGTATACCGAATATCCATCTTGTCGCCGCGCCGCTTGATGCCACAGGTGAGCATGAGCCACAACTTGTTTGGGTTGTACGGAAAGCGATGGATGTGGCCTTCCTGTAATTCGGTGGCCGTAATCGCCGCCAAAATCTGTTGATCGTTTGCGACTTCAATTGTCACGTCGATTGAGAGCGTGCGCCATTCGAGCGTGCGCGGGATGTCCTGCCGCTTCCATACCTTGTGCGTGACTTCCCCGCCCGGTTCTGTGCGAGTCTCGGTCGTCTTGATAAACGAAGGTGCTTCGATCTTTACCTTGCGATAGCCCAGTTCAAAGTTGCGAACGTCCTCGCCGCGACGGGGTGGCGTGAGAACTTCCCACCGGCCATCGGTCGAGAAATAGCTGCGAATGCGGTAGGCATCCGCGCGAATGCGCGTCGGCGTGTCGAGCCGGTCACAGGTGAACACCGTTCCAAACATCGTGATCGGACTGCCACGCATGGGCACGCCCGGTACCTTCATCGGGTCGTCGCCAGCGGGAACGCCCTCGACAATCCAATCAATCGGCGTGAGAGCCGCGCCCGCATTGTCCAGAATCGGAGCGGGCGTCAAGGCATCCATGATGACAGTCGGTCCCGCCATTAGCGTTCAGACCCCCAGTTTGTGACCGAACCGCGCCCTGAATACTCGATGCCGCCTAAGTCGCCGTGCAAGCTGCCGAGCATGTCCTCGCGGAGTTTGGCCTCGTACTCGACAAGTTCACGCGCGGCTTTCTTGCGGGCTTCGAGTTCTTTGGCGGTCGCCGCGTCTAATTCCTTTTTATTTTCTGCGGCTTCTTTCTCGCGTTCCTTTTGGCGATCCTCGGCCGCTTCCGCATTAAGTTTTCGTTGGAGTTCATATTCTTCGCGGAGCAGCTTCTTCCTGTCTTCCGAGAGAGAATTGAGAATTTGTCTTTGAATTTCTAAGAGCTTAAATTCGTCTTCGGCCCGCGCCTTTGCTTCGTCACCGCGAAGCTGGGCCTTCATGATTTCTATTTTCTTAATCAGGTCGAATCGCCCGGCCGACTCCGATTCTTTTTTTTGTTCCTCTGCAATCTTTTTCTGTCTTGCAAAAATCTGTTCAAGGGTGTCGGCGCTTTCCTTAAGTCTGACAAGCCTCACCTTTTCAATAGCCTCAGTAGTCCATCCGTATTGCTGCAACTTCGCAATAAGAGAATCAAGGTTGGCCTTTTCGGCTTCGCGCAGTTCCTCGATGGCTTTCGCCGTTCCGGTCAATTCCAGACCGAGCAGGGCCTTCTTAAGATTGTCAACCTTTTTAGCCGCGGCATCGCTGGTTTCTTCTAATTTCTTTGTCTCTTCAGACGCCGCCCGAAGTTTTGTGTACAAATATCCCAGAGCGGTTACAAGTGCGAGTATCGCTACACCAACCGGCCCCGTCGCGGAGGCGAGACCTTTGAAAGCAAACACTGCTTTTTCGGCGGCTTCGGCTAAACCACCAAGTCCGACTGCGCCCGCTGCCTTCTTGGCGATCTCCCCCCATCCAGCCATCTTCTCACCGGCCGCACCGGCACTTTTCGCAGTGCTGGCGACCTTGTTTAGGGCTGCATTCGCTTCATTTGAGGCCGACTTAAGGCTTGTCGCGTCCCCCGAAATCGTGATTTTGGCATCGCCATCGGCCACTTTTATGCTCCGATAAGCGCGAAATTCGCGCTAGTGTGTGTGTTTTTGAGAGGAATTTCCCAATTACGCCTTGGACGTTCGCGGAATATCTGGCAGAATCCAGATGAACCTAAAGGAGTTACGAGATGCCAACGCATGAAATTGAGTGTGCGGACCGGAAGACTGGAAAGAAATACACCCAATTGGTTGAGGCAAAGAACTACGAGAACGCCAAAATCCGCACGATTAACGAGGGGCACTTGGTGGTTGGTTCGGAGGACCTTTGTGTCGCGCCCGAAAGCGAACATTTGCCGGTTGCGGCGGTAACCATCGAAGACAGACTTGATCGAATCGAGAAGCGAATACCGACAATCTGGACGATCGCCTTTGGAATCCTGTTGGCGTCTCTGATACCGATCGTGATTGCGGTTCTGGTCCTGCTTTTCACAGGCGTTATCCACAAGATGTTTAGTTGATAGCTTCATACTTAACTCCAAAGCACCGTCGCGTCTGGCGAGATAAGCGTGCCACGGTCGTAGCCAGCCGTGAGCAGGCCCCACGCTGACCAGTCCCAAGTGATTGATTGAACCGTGAGTTTGCCGGTCTTCGCGTCAACCGTTGTGCCGACGCTGCGAACCGTTGCGTACTTGATCGTGTAATACTCGCTCGCGTTGATGTAAGCGTGCAGGATGCCGGTGGTGCCAACCTGATACTGGGTGCCAGCCGCGTCGATCGCGGCGAATGCGTCGTCGTACAGATTGGTCGTGATACTCAACTTGAGCGGGGTGGCGTAGAGCTTGCGCCGCCATCCATCGGTGTGCGTGTAGCCATCCAACGGGATCGAATAGCCAAGTTCGATGTTGCGGGGTGTGGGCAGGTCCGCCATCGTGCCGAGCGTGCCGGACACAATCGGCTGCCAGCGAATCTTCCCGCCCTGCGGCGAGAACATCGCGGGCGTGCTTGAGTCGGTAACGCTGCTGGTGCTTAGCGGGGTAATCGCGCCGCTGCCCTCAAACTCAACCGACCATTCGAGGGGCTTGAACGATTCGAGGTCGATCGAGAGTTTTGCGGCGGTGATGAACGCCGACCCGCTGATCTTGCCGAAGCCGGTGTCACCTATGAGTGTCGCACTTGCCACGCCGGGGAACAAAGGCGGGTTCTTGCCGAAGGCGGCAAACGACCCCTTCGAGTCCTTCATGCCCGCAATCTGAATGGGCGCGCCGACGGTGTTCGAGGCCGTGGCCTCGGTGTTCGCGCTTTCCTCGGCCCAGTTCCATTCGCCGATAGTTGAAACGGCTGAGCCGTTGTAGCTGATCGCTCCGAGTTTGCCGCTGTGAACTGCCATATAAAACCCTTCAGGCCGTTACGACCGATTCATCCATTGCGAAACTGACGTTTACGAGGCAGAGGCACGCCCAACCCTCGCGGATTCCCTCGCCCGATGCCTTGCCGTCGTTGGAAGTCCCCGGCCAAACTCGCATGAGCTTGGTCCCGGTTGGCATACCCCAAGTTGTGGTGAGCGTGTCGAGGTTCTTTGCGAAGGTCTTGACGACCGCGCGGAGGATCGCCCACTTGAGCGGGTTGTAATTTCGGGACGTGCGCTTATCGCCGGTGCGAATCGTGATCGCATACGTCTGTTGCCAGATCGTGCAATTCGAGCCGCGCGCCTCCCACGAACTTGTCGTTGGCTGGATCGACACTTCCGGCATGTCGTTGTCGGCAATCTGGTCCTTCTCAGGATCGGGCTTGGCCTCAACACAAAACTTGATCCGGTTACCGGTGCGGACCAGCGAAGTGAAAGGCGTGTACGCCTCAAGTTCGATCCAAAGACCGAGTTCGGTTTGCGTGAACGGGTCGGCCATTAGCTACCCCCGTTCTGTCTGCGGATGTTCGCAATAACCTTGTCGGTCGCGGCCTGCGTAGCCGCCACCATCTGGCGAACGGTCGAGGCATCGGGGGCAATCAAGATCGTGCGTTTTGGATTGTGGCCCGCGCCGGTGTTGTGCCAGCCCGCGATTTCCGCGAGTGTCGCGCTGCCGCCAACGTGTGGGACGGGTGCGAACCCAAACGTGATCGACGCCCGCCCGCGAGTAATGACCGATCCCGCCTGCCCGATGACAAGCGCGTTGCGAAGTGCGCCGGTGTCTTTGAGGATGACAACGCCTGCGTGTCCGCTGAGTGCCGCGATCTTGTTCTTGAGCGTGGTGCGCTTTGCCGCGCTGCGTTCGTTGTGCAACGCCGCCTTGATGTTGTTCTTGACCTGCTGACGGTTGCGGATGCTGAGCGTTGCGCCCGACGCCCGTGCCGCCTTCATATCGCGTACGCCGCGAAGTTGGCTCCTAGCCGCCGCCCGCTGCTGTCCGCGCGTACCCGGCCCCTTCGCCGCCTTACGGCTGAGAATCGTGGCGAGTGTCAACGGTGCCCAGTCTGACCCGCCGCGCGACGCCCGGTCAAAGTGCCGAAGTGCCGCGTTCTGGTAGATGTGGACCCACTGGGTTTTCATGTCAGTGAATGGACCCGGCCCGTTATTGTCGAGCTGCGCCTCAACCGCCGCCTTCAACCCCTGCGGGACTCGCAAGGCTTTCGATATGTCCACGGTTACGGTTGTGTTCACATAACCACCGTTGGCGATGTCGCCGTATACCCATAGCCGCCAGTTTTGAGCGGGCAGTCAAGGTGCGTGCTGCCGGAAACTACCGCGTCAATTTCGTCGTTGGTCTTGAGTTCGAGCGATTCGATCATCGAAGCCGTATCAGTGGTGATACCAGCGGGGCGAGACTGGTAGAGCCACGCCGCCGCGTAGTTGCAGGTCCAACGCTTGACCGCCTGCAGCGCGCCGGAACTGTTCGCCGTGAGCGGCAACTGATACCTTGACGGCCTCATGCGGTCGTTGATGCGTGCCTCTGCATCCGCGATAGCCTCTGCAACCGCCGCCGTGTCGATAGTGTCACTATCAGTAGTGGGGTCGGTCTGACTCCACTTACCGATGTTCGTCGTGCCGAAGCGTGTCGTGAGGTCGGATTGGCTCGCGTATGTGCCCATAAAAAACAAGTACCCCGCCGAGTGGTCCAGCGGGGCACGGAGTAGTTTCCGGCCCTAGCCGGGAGAATTTGAATTAAGGAACAACGTCAGCGATGTAGAACGCTGAGGGATCAAGGAACACAGGAAGGAACGAGTGGCCGCAGAACTGGTCCACGCTCACAGGATTGTCGTTGATGCGTGCATAGCTGAACTTACCGCGAACCTTCTGCAAGCTGCTTGCGGCCTCTGCTGGATTCGATGCGATGCCAACCTTGGAAGGAATGACCGCCGCACCGTCAACCATCGTGTACCAAGTGCGATCGACTTTGGGCAGGAAGAGAACTGCATCGCCGCCGAAGAACTCGCGGGTTGTGCCGCCTGAGTCAACAAAGAATGAGTTCCAGATCGGTTCCCAAACTACCTGATTTGAAGGATCGCCGAACCCGTTGGGCAACCGGCCTTGTGCAAGCTGATCAGCAAGGAATGAACTCTTGCTCATCATGCCGCTGATCGCGGTGTTGCCACGGAGGTAGCCGGGCACGTCTGAGCCGTACATGATCTTCTCGCAAGGACGACCGGCCTGTGCCATCGCCTTGAGAATCGCGTAGATATTGCCGAGGACGTCGGTTCCGGCTGTTGCCCATGATGCGGTGATCTTGCCGCCGCACTGGTTCTTGTTCGCGGCGGGAACGCCGAGGTCGATTGTGCGAGCCGCGCCGGATGATGTAAGCTGAATCTGACCGTTGCTGCCGAGGTAGATGATGCCCTGTGAAAGAGCGGAGGCCAGCGATGCGATTTCAGTGTTGTCGAACCGCATACCGAAGTTTGCAGCCTGACGAACGAAGTCGTCCGACGCGCGGGTGCGAGTCTCTTGGTTGTCGCTTTGAAGGTCGAGAAGGGTCTGGCCGTTGTGTGTGATCGACTCGAACAAGTGAATGCAGCGACCATCGCGCTCATTCAGGTTCGTCTTTGGTGCGGGGATCGCGGGCGAGCCGAACGAAACGGCTGCGGCGGTGGTCTGCGTAATGGGCGTTTGTTCCCATTTGAAGGTCTGGTCGTCGGAGTCTGTACGAAGCGTGTAGAACGCGGGGTTGAATGCCTTGGGCAGTCCAATCGCGGGACTGTTGATGGATGCCATCAGCTTGGGTGTGCCGATCAGCGTGTTGTAATTGACTGTCATGTGCAAGACTCCGGGTGTCGCGGCCTTCGCCGCTTATGTGCGTTTCGATTAGGCGTTGTAACGATCAACAAACGAGAAGCGACCGCCGCTGGTGCTGTTGAGTTCAGCCTGAAGCGCGGCGCGGGTGGACGTATCTGCGGGCCAGTTGATGAGGTTGGTTGCAAGCACAATTCCGCCGATCGGGAGCGGGCCAAAGTCCACATCCATGCTGGTGCCGAATGCGTCAGTGACCTTGATTGGATCGCCTTCGTCAATGAAGGTGAGAGCGGTTTCGCTGCCATCGGTGGGGCGAACCAGTGAACCGGCCACAAGGGCGCGGGCCACGGCGGTTGTGACAGGCTCGTAGAGTGCTTCGGTCGAGGAGGTGGGGATAACCACCACTTCCGCGCGAGCGTGTGTCAGGCCCGCGTAGCCGGTGCCGCTGTAGGTGAGCGTGATGCCAAGATCGGTGTCTGTTGCAGAGATAGCAGTTGCAACGATGCCGCCAGTGACACCAGTTGCGGTGTCGAGTGCGGAGTTGATCGAGGCAAGGTAAGTCGCGTCCGTCGCGTTCCAAGCGGCGTTGGCCGTGGTAACGCGAGTTCCGTCGGGCTTGGCAACGTTCAACTGCAAGTTGCCGCCAGTCGAGGCGATGTTGAATCGGATGCGTTCAACCTGATCGGCACCAAGCGCGGTAATAGTCACGTCGCCGGTGGAGGTGTTGACCGCCGAGAACGTCACGGTCGCGGTGCGAACGGTGCCAGCGGCGGACGGTGGGCCTGTGACTTTGAATGTGCCAGAGGTTCCGATGCGGCGTGCGATTTCGACAGCGGTAGAGGCCGCAACGTTCAGGGTTGTACCCGATGCGTATGCGGTGCCGGTCAGACCGAGAATCGAGGTGGCATACTTGCCGGTGGAAGTGATCTTGCCCATGAGCAGACCAGCTTGGAGGAAGTCGAGGTTGCCGGTGTTTGTGTTGTCGCGTGAAAGCGAGCCGTTGATGGTGTGCATCCCCGGCTTGTACTGCTTGTCATTGGCAGAACCCCACACGCTGCGGAAGCCTGCGGTGTACTGACTTGAGATGCCGGGGGTACCTGGTGCAAGATTGATCATTTTTCAAACTCCGAGAGGTGTGCGTGTGGGTGAATCAGCGTCCGACGTGCTTTTCAATAACCGCGTCGATTTGCTTCTGGTCAACTTCGCCTTCTTTGGGTCCGCCCTCGCGTGAGAGCGTGGTGGTTGTGCCATCGCCTTCGGGCTTAGGAAGTTCTTTGAGCAGGTCGATGAACGGCTGAGCGAGTGCGCCGGAGAACCCGGCAGCGGTTGCGGCCTTGCGGCTGAGCATTACGATGGGGCGTTTGGTGGCATCCGCGCCACAGAGAACGACCTTCGCCTTGTCGCGGAACGCGGGCGTGATCTGGCGTGACATGGTGAGGACTTCAAGCTGCGAGGAAATATTCCCCGCCGCGTGTTCGAGCAGGTCAGGATCGACATCGACAGGCTTGGCTGAAAGTCTCAGGGTGGCGAGTTCGGATTGAGCGGCAGACAGTGAAGTCGCGGCCTCCTCGTTTCCCGCCCTGAGCTTGCCACAAGCGGCGAGAATCGCGGCTTCTAGTGCGGCCTCGTCCATTTCACCGGCTTCGATACCGAGGGATGCCGCGATCTTCTTGAGTGATTCCATTGAACTGCCTCCGATTGAAAGTCCGAGGGTCTTGGCCCTTGAAAGCTGAATGACGAATTTGTTGAGTCCGGTGATAACCGGGTCTGCGACTAGCGCGGTGTGTTCGATCGCGTCGGGGTATCTGTTGCCCTTGCCGTCCACAAGATCGCGCGCTTGGATTGAAACGTCGATACGGCTTGCGAGCTTGATCGCGTCCTCTCCGATCAGGTCCATAGTCGCCACGAGCTTGTCGCCAACGACTTCCATGTCAGTAACCCATCCGCGATTAGCGTCCGGGTTGCGGGTGTGATCTTCGGGGACGTACACCTTCATCCCGTTGGCCTTCATCGCTTGGAACTGGCTGTTCCAGTGCGAGAGCCGTGCCTGCGGAATGTCGATAAGCTGACCGTCTGCGGGGTGCCGCCACTTACCAGCCTGCACGATTTCTTTCTTGAAGGTGCGAACGGGCTGGCCGTTCTCTTCGCGTGGTTCACCAACGGCCACTGCGGGAGCGGCAGAAAACACGAGCGGAAGATTTGCGTTTACCTTCACGCCGATATAGAACGTGGCGTGGAAACAGTCAACAACCGATCTGTGAACACTTACAAACGGGCGATGTCGGCGGGGAAGAAGTCAAATCCTTCATCGGGCGCAACGCGGACTTTCACGCCGCCATCGTTCACGAACTTTGGCGGTGGGTTTGGCGATGCCAGTGCGGTGTCGTCTTTGAATATCTTGACGAACGAACAGCGACAACCCCATCCATTGGGCGGCGCAAGCTTCTGCCACTGCGGATCGTCCTTCTCGAATCGAGTCCCGTCCAATGCCGCGTGCGTCGGCCTCACCCGATCATCGCCAACCGTGACATATTCGTAGCCCCACAAAATTTCCTGAATCGCAGGGTCTTCGTCGGCCTGCAACCGCGCGCCCGAATACGCGGTCTGAAACTCCGTGCGGTAAACCGTTTCGAGCAAGTGCGACTTCTGCACGCCCAATCCTGCCGAGTCCATAGCCTCGCGTAGAACGCGCACCCCGTCCTTAGTGCCGATGCCACTGGCCGCAATCTCGCGCGCCTTCGCGCCCATGATTTCCTGCGCGGCTTTGATCGCCTCTTCGCTCGACTCTTTCGCAACAACCTCGTACCTCGCCCTGAGCGCGTCGAGGTCCGGCCCGCTCAAGTTTGCGGCCCGTTGCAGATTGTCGAGCATGGATGAGTAGGGTGATCGGTCCAGCTTGATCCCGCGAATCTTGCGGATCATCTCGTAGGTCTGTGCTGTGGCCGCTACGTGACTCGCCAGCATCCCGTCGCGCACGAGTACCGCGATTTGCTTCTGCGCCGTCTTAAACGCCTGAGCCGATCCGCCGCCTTGCTTGAACGCGGTGATTAGGCTGGTGCGAAGTTTGCGGAGAACTGGGCGGGATTCACGCGCGCTGATAGCGACCACTTGCTCACGGTCGAGTTCGTAGACTGCAACCTGTTCGGCGATTTGGGCGGCGCGGGTGGTCATGTAAGTTTTCTAGCTTCAAGCATGGCGTCGGCGTGCGCGAACCTCGCCACCTGTCGCTGGCACGTTTCAGCGTTGTTTTGTTCCATCCAAATCTGAGCCGCGTATTTACAGTCCTCTTCGGTGGCATGCGCCGCGAAGTAATCACGCAACCCGATCGGGCTTGAAGCCCCCGCGATCATTTGGGCATTACGATCATCAGCCTCGCACTTGCCGCACAATTGCTGCTGTACGTTTGAATCGGGCGAGCATCGTTTGCAGTGTCTGCTATCTGTCATACCGTCGCCTCCGTCCGCTTGAGGAAGTCCACAATGCCGCGCCCGACGCGAGAGAGTTTGGTGGTCGGTGTGGGTTCAATTGGCGCGGTCGGTTCAGTCGGCGCGCCCTGCGAAACGTCCACAACCTCAACCTTCTTCGGGATGCCGAGCCGGTCCATCATGTCATTGACATCCGCCGCCGTTTCCAGAACATCGGAGTTCGCGGCGAGATACGGCACAAGGATTTCTTTGATGATCGCGCGGGCTTCATCGTTGATCGGTGCGGCCTTGAGCCTGATCTTGGTACGCTGCGACTCGCCGAAGTTGTAGACAACAAACCGCTGCACAAGCTGGTCGCTGATCTGGCGTACGAAGTCCTCGGAGTTCTCTTCCGCCGTTGCGATCATTATGTCGGCGTGTTCGCCCGCCTCGGCCTTGGTGCCAGTCGTCCCCTCAAGTGCGGTGCGTTCTGGCAGCAAGAACCCGCGCATCTGCAGCGCCTCGAAGTGCTGGACGGTGGAAAGAGCCTCGCCGCCGAACCCGCTCTTGGCGTCGAGAATCGTGATCTTCCACGCCATAAGGTCTTCGTACTTCATGCCCATCTTCATCATTTCCTGAGCGAACGGGACCAGTTCAATCGGGATCGCCACGCCCTTACCAAGCGGCAGGTTGTCGAGCAGCTTGCGGGCTACCACGCTGTTGTTAATCACCTGCCCATTCTCGTCAATCGAAGTGCCGGGGGGAAACGTGATAATCGGAATCACGCCCGCCGCCTTGTTCGCGTACTGGCCCATCTTCTTGATCCAGTCGCGCCAAGGGATAAACGCATAGGTGCGGATGTTCTCGAAGCGACTGCGGCCAAACGGGTCGCCGCCCTCACCGTCGTAGGTCAACACCAGAACGTTTTCGGCCTCGATCTTCTCGTTCTTGTCGAGCTTCACACTGGCAATCTTGCCGCTGTTCTCGAAGATTTCAATTTGCTTCACATCTTCGGGCTTGATCGACTTGACTCGCTCGACGACCATTTGCCCATTTTCATCCATCGTCCACGGGGTGCGTGCCGCTTGGAACCCGTAGTCGAGTGCGTACTGGTACAGGTCGATCAGGTGAGGGCGCAGATTGTTCGTGAAACTGTCCACCGCTTCCTTCGCGCCAGCAACCGCGTCGTCGTCGGCCTCGACTATCCACTCTGCCGAGCGGATCGCGCTATTGGCAATTGCCCGCGCCATCGCCAGTGTCGGACTCTTTCGCATCTCGCGGTAGTCGTCGAACGATCCGATGGTGTTCTCGTATCGCTCATAGCCGCTGCCGACCTGTGCGGAACTCCCGTAGATCGTGGTAGTGCTTGCGGTTCCGAGTAGGTTCTTGATTGTGTCAATGAGTCCCATTGGTGTTCCTTATCCGATGACGAACGCCGAGCGTGTTTGAATGACTGGCCCACCGATTGGGCGTTGGTAGTGAACCCAGTAACCCATTGCATCCGATGCGTGGGTCATGGTCTTGTCCGCCTTGTCCGGTTGCCCGTCGTCGTCAAGCCTGAGTTCTGAAAGGTCTTTGGTGAGTATTTCGCACTTTGAGTGAATGCGAACATGGTGCACGCCGCCAAGGTCTGCGAGCGCGTCGTTTACGGTTGCCACGCGATCAAGCACGCGGGGCGGGGCTTTGGTTGTCTTTAGTGTCGGAACTACACGAAGGTCGGGAATCCGCTTGAAGTGATTGAGAACTAGGTCGAAGTTGTAATGGCTGTTCTGAGTGTTGCGAACGGTTCCGCCTGTTGGGTCGCCGAAGATATGTATTTCCGGCCAAGGGTGAAGCGTGATAATCGGTGTCAATGCGTTCATACACGCGATGAGGTCCATTCCCTCGCCGTGGATTTCCTTCACCACCGTAAATTGATCTGTGAGCGGGTTGTATTGCCCGCACATTGCGTACATGCCGGGCTTGATATTGAAGTCGAATGAAATCTGTAGCGGCCTGCGCGGGTCAAACACAACGTCGTCTTCAACGTGAAGGGGAGAGAATCTGCGGTAGGCGATGCCGGTGCCGATACTCTGCGGGCGCTGCTGGTACATCGCAAGCCAGCCGAAATCCCCGCCGATCTGACTGCGACGAATCGCCTGCAGCGCGGGAACGTCGAAGCGGTCTGGGCAAAGTGGCTCGCCTTCCTGTCGTCCAAGCGGGTCGTCCTGTTCGGCAATCGCCGGGAACGAAAGCTGTTTCCACTGGTCGGGCTGCTCTTTCATCAGCACGCCCGTCAGGTCTTCAACGTGCATCCGCTGCATGAGTACAACGGTGGTCGCCCCCGGTTCGCGGCGTGATAGAAACGTGTTGATAAACCAGTCGAGAACGGTTCGCCGCTGAGTCGTTGAATGAGCGTCCGCCCAACTGCCATAGGGATCGTCGAGCAATAGCAAGTGCCCGCGCCATCCCATGATGTTCGAGCCGATGCCCGCGCACTGCATCCCACCGCCTTCCTCGGTGTGCCAACGGTCTGCCGCCTTGGAATCCTGCCTGAGCTTGGTGGTGAAGTACTCATTGCCCGCGAAGGTGTTGCGGACATACCGGCCATGATCGCACGCGAGGCTGTGGCCGTGTGCGGCGTTGATGACTCGATTCTGCGGGAAGTTTTCGAGGTACCAAGTCGGAACCTGACGAGCAAGGAAGAACGACTTACCGTGTCCGGGCGGGGCGTTGAAGATCAGATTACCGCCGCCGTTGCGGACAGTCTGAGCGATGAGCCTGCCCATCATGCGGAGATAGTCGTATGGCTTCCACTCGCCCTGCGTCGAATGTTCGGCAAGGGTGTGGGGCATCCGCGCGGAAACTATCTTGAGCATTTGGGAGCGAGATAGTCTGGGAAGGGTGGTTGTCAAGGTTCACCCAAACTTCCGCTCATGCGTTCAGCCATCGCGTCAAGGTCGCTGCCTAGTTGTGGGTTGTACGTCGCCGCCTCGCGTGCTTCGCGCATCCGATTAGCTTCGGCAATGCGATCGTTCAGCGGATTCCGCCCAGTCTTGTCGCCGTAAATGTCTGGCCGCAATACCTGCATTCTCCACATATGGGCGTTGATGTTCCGCGTTTCATTGTCGTTCAGTTTGGCGTTGAGATTGACGACCTGTTCACCCTTGGCTTGATCGACGGCAAGGTAGAACTCTGCGTGTTGCTCATGCGCGGGGTTGGGTGTCTTTCCTGTGTCTACCGCGTCCAAATAATCGCGGCCCAACTTCCGCCAGAAGTTCATCGTTGCTTTAGGAACGCCGACAGCTTGAGCCGCTACCTTGAGTGGATTACCGGCGAGGACGTACTCGATGATCTTCGCACATTTCGCGGGATCGAAGTTTGAGGGCCTTCCTGTCAATCACCCCGCCTCTCCAGCCAACTTGAGCTTCGTCTCAGGTTCTGCGGGCTTGTTCGACGCCTCGATGGTCTGTTGGAGGTGCGCGGCTTGGTTGATGAGTGAGTTGGTGTGCCCCATTGACGCTGTATTGTGGTGCTTGTAAGCGGCTTCGATTTGAAGCTGCTCAGTGTTCGCCACCTGTCCATTCGCGTCGAGGATTGGCTTTGTATTGCCGTCGCCCTTGATGTGCGGACGTAGCACCATCGCCTGCGCAATCGCCAAGCGTGCCGCGCGTGCGTTCTCTTCGATGATCGTGAGCTGGATGGATATTTCGGCGGCGTTCATTTGACACTCACCAGTCTGCGACGGGTCTGCGATGTTTCCAATTTGAGATAGATAAACGCGGCCCACAATGGACCGGGGCCGAACAAGACCTGTTCGTCTGAATTGCGAACCTCGTACTTCTCGTACAGAGTTGGGTGGTCTGATTCTGGCGTCGGCAGTTTGGTCGAGTCTACTTCCATCGCTCCCCTTACTTGTTGAGCTTGAACATCCAGTTCGCGCCGGTCGCGCCGGTCAGGTCCATTTCGGGAATCACGCCGAGAGCGCACCCGAAGTCAGGGACAATCAACCGGCTAGGCGTGTCGTCTGCCGGGCTGTACGCGGTAACATCGCCGAGCGTGTATGCGTTCTGGAAGGCCGTCGCCGGTCCCTTGGGCGATGTTGCGTCCGTCGCCAGCGTGCAGGTCAGGCCATCGCCGATGCGTTCTGTGGTCAGGATCTGCGAGTCGGTAGAACCGGCAGCACCCACGCCGAACGCGGCGGAGAGCGTTACCGTCGAGGTGTCTGCGACAAAACAAAGCAGTTCAATATCGAGCAATTGGCTGAGCTTTGGGAACTCCTGAGCGGTGCCACTGGCAAAGTGACCAACGACCAGCCACATGCGATAGTTGAACGTCGAGTTATCAGCACCAGTGCCGAAGGGTTCAAACTCAATGCCACGGTACGAATCGAGCGGGATCATCTCGTGATGTTCGCTCCATGTTCCGCCCTTGAGTTGCAGGATGCCGGTAGCCGTAATCTCAAAGCCGACGTTGAGGGCCTTGCGCCCCGCCGTAATCTCGAAGCCTGTCTGCGGGCTGTTGGTCTGAAGGTAACGGCGTTGGTGTGCTGAGCGTGCCATGATTATTCCTCTTCGATGAGAACCTTGTAACGGGCTGCGGTTGATGGGCGTTGCCACGCGCCGGTAGACCCGACGTACGGCTGACGATTGATGCCCTTGGATGTGTGCTGAGCGGTGCGGTTGGCGCGGAACAGGTGCGACCCTGACTTTGGCTTCATGTCCGCGTTGGGTTCGGTCAGTCGCAGGTTGGTGTTGCTGATTTCCGCGCCGGTGGTATCGACCGTTGACTGGAACTCCGCGAACGTATTGCGGCTTGCATCGTCGCTGTAAATCGCCGCGCCGATGCCGCTGTATCGGTTGCCCACGAACGGGTAGAGGCTCGCCAGTCGTCCGCTGTCGTTGCCGAGCAGCTTGACCGATCGACCCGATTGGCTTGCGCCAAATACGCAACCCTGAGCCGCCGCCGTGAAGTTCGCGTTACCCTGCGTGTCGATGAGCTTGGGCGTGTTCGATCCCGTCGAAGTCTCAAACACCGAGCAGTTGAGCAGCGTTGGCCCCTCGCCCGCCTGAATCGCCACAACGTTGCGGGCCTGAAACAGTGCGATGGTCGAGGAAGCGTTGTCGAGGTTGGCCGTAATCTCACACGAGTCAAACAGGGGAAGTGCGGGGCATCCGCTGCCGGCCGAACCGTTGAGCCTAAGCGTGCCGTAAGTGACCGCCGCGCCCGATGGTCCGGCCTGACTGAATCTCATGCGGCAACGCTGGAATAGAGGCGCGCCGTTGATCGACTGGTAGGACAGGCCCCACCCCTCACATTCGATGTACCGAAGTGCGCGGCCAGCCGTGCTGTATCGCGTGCCCGCGTAAGCCGCAAGCTCCGAAGTTGCGCCCAGCGCAACGAACCCACGCGCCTCGTTCGATGGTCCGTAGCCAATTGCGTTGCACGCCCGATATTCGAGGTCGGTGATTACGCTGCTGTCGCAATGGGCGTAGTAACCGGCCACCGCTGAGTTAGCAACGTTCGGCTGTCCGTGGTGCCCGTAGTGTCCCATAACGTGAGCGGTGCAGCCGTTGAGCTTCCCGCTGGTATTGCCCGCGCTTGCACTGTGGTTGATGAACAGGGTGGCGAGATTGTCGCCGCCCGCAACTACCACGTTCTTGAACAGGTTGTCGGTGCAGAGTCCAGAGGTGAATCCCGCGCAGTGGTTGGTGCCCATTTGGGCGATGCCGTCTTGGAATATCGAGCCTGAGCAACCCTGCCCTTGGATGCAATACGTCGTCTTCGCCGCGTTCAGCTTGCCAGCAACCGCGAGGTCAAACCCCTCGATCAGAGACGGGCTGCCGCCGCCGACGATGATCAACGCCTGTCCGGCGTCTTTGGTCACGTACACGCCGTCAAGTGGGTCTTCGCCGACGTTGACTTCGAGTGTTCCGCTCGCGCTGTCATACGCGCCTTCATTGTCCGCACAAGAGCCGTAGGTGCCCGCCACAAGCAAGCCCTGCCGAAGCGGGGTGTTTCCGGTAAGTCCGCCCATGAAGTACGTTTCGTTGACGCCAAACAGGATTGAGCCGATTGAGAGGCCAGTGCCGATAAACTTGCGATAGCGGCCCCCGCCCTGATCGGACCATCCGGTTGGGACCTGGGCGCAACCCTGAATCTTGAACCGTTCGCTTGTTGAGTTTGGCACGATTGTCGCGCCGCCTGAAGCGGTGATACCCACCCACGTTGCAAGCGTTGCAATGGTCGGTCGGAAGATCGTGGTTGTGTCGAGGATGAGTCGATCGGCACCGGACATTGCCGCGATGAACGCGGCGGGTCCAGCTCCGCCAAAGGTCTTCCACGCGCTGGACGATGTAAGCCCACTGTTCGCGTCGTCGCCGTTGAGTGCGTCAAAGTAACGGTCGCTCATGGTTGCACCTTGCCAGCTTGCGGACGAATGACGGTGTACCCGCTGCCGGTGTGGAGTTCGTGGTTCTGATGACCGCTTGCGGGAGGCGTGACTGCCTTCCCTTTCACGTCATCGGGAATGTCGAGGTGTGGCGGGAACCCCTGCGCCTTAGGCGGGATTGAGTCGGGCAGATAGAGTCCACGGCGCGGGTCATAGTTCATTGCACACCGCCGTTCCGCGCGGGGTCTAGGAAGGGGGAGACGACTGAGTGACTAAATAACCGCGTCCTTGGGAACCACGTCCACGAGCGTGCGTTTTCAAATTGCTGCTCTATTGACGGGATAATTCGCACTTTGCAGGCTTCGGTGGCTGCTCGCTGAAGGTCTGCGATTATGTCGCCTGGAGAGCAGTTCCAGTTCGATGAAATGACCGTTTTGTGCGGGATTCCGTCAAGTTTTCCCGCCCTTGAAAGAACCTGCTCGGTTGCGGTCATCTGCGCCGCAGGACTTTGTATTTGAGTCTGCGCTGCGCACGAGGAATTGATCTTATTGCGCGCCGTGTCAACTTCGCAAGCGATCGGTGAACGGCTTTGGTTGTCACTGGTCAATCTGGACCTGCCTTCCGTTCTCGTTGCGCCCACCCCTACGCCACGGGTTTTTGCGTATTTCAGCGTATAGCTTGGCGATTTCGTGGTCGCTCAATGGGCTTCGGTTGCCGATGATTAACCGTTCACAGATTGAGCGTTCGGCGTTGCCTTCGCCTGTCCAGACCTTGACTCGCTTGATTACGGCGAATATCCCGTGTCGGACGATGCCGGTGAGTCTTTCGACCTGCCCGAAGGTTGGGCATCCCATTGAGGCCATTGGCTGGTAGATGAGCCAGATTGATAGATCGCGCTGGGCAATGACCTTCAGATCGCCTTCACGCTCGCGGACGTTGAATGGGATTTGTATGCGGAATAGTGCGCTTGCGACCTTGGCGCGCTGGCTGAGACTGAGCCGGTGTATCGGGTTCGAGACCTGACCGCTTTCCATGCGTACTCCGTTGGCGGGAGTATACATGGAAATCTTCTACGTGTCAAACTTCCGTGTTTTAGTCGTCAAAGTTTCTCGCCGCGTGGTGCCACGGTGATTACCACGTTCTTTCGCACGACCACCTTGTGCGTTTCGCTGATCGCGTACTCGCCGTCGCCGTACTCCCTGATCGCCATGCGGGTGTGTTCCGGCACCATCATTGCGAGTAGTTCGTTGTCGCTGATGCCGAGAACTCGCTCGACGAATCGCATGACTGCGTGGTCTGTCATTTTGATTGCCATGTTTGCCTATCCCCCACGGTTCGCGGGGTTCGCTTTCAGGTATTCTCCAACAGCCTCTTCGGGGGTGGGGTGCGTTCCCCAATCCGCCTCACCGTATCTCGTCCACACTTCGTAAGTCGTGCCGATGTTCTCGACGCGATGCACGCCGTGGTATTTTGGCAGCAACGTGAGCCAATGCCGCAAGCAGATCGCGCGGGCTACTTCTTCGGTGAACGACGCACCATACCCGTAGTCGCCAAACACTCCAACACTTGCGCCATCATCCTCTCCTACAAGGTGGTCGCCTTTGACGATCATGCCCGGCACCTTCGCCTCCGGCCTCGCCCCGATCACGCTCTGGTAGAACTTTGCAAACTCGCTCATTCTTCGCTCCTAACTGTCGCGCCGCACTTCACGCACCGGCCAAAGCTCGCGGGGGTCTTTGGATCGTGGTGGTCTTGGTCGCAGGGCTTGGCGGGTATCGGATCACTAAATGCTCGGAGTCCGTATCGCAACGCTGCCCATCGGTATGTCACTCGCCGCCCATCGTTGAACACGAACTCCACCTCACCGCTCTCGTCGCTGTTGGAAATCACGATAACGCCATTATCCAGTCTATTGCTGTGACTCACGCCGCCTCCGTTTCTTCCGCTCGCTCCATGTTCGCAGCCATGTGCATCTTACCAGCCTTCACAATCGGCGCGTACGCCCTTGCACCCTCTGCCGCCTCAAGCACCGGCTTTGTCCGCTTCATCCAGTCCGTCATATCCATGTCGATCTGTGCGGTCAACATCGCTAATTCTTGGTCGGTGTTCCACGCATCGAGCATTGATTCGGCACGCGACTCCCTGCGACGCTGCGCCGTTTCGAGCCGATCGTAGAGCCTCTTGAGTTTGGTTATGTGCTTGCCGGTGGCACACATCGCGGCATACATCTCGTTTCCAGAAAGAAGTTTGCGGTCCCGATATTTGGGGAGCTTGCCGCGCGGGGATGCTGTCAGCGGCTCAGCCTTTTGTGTTTCCGTTTCACTTAGCATCGGTGGCCTCCAACTTCGCAAGTGCGGCGGCAAGTTCTGTGCAATAGGCCAGTCGCCGATAATTGTCTCGACGCGCGTTGCTGTCGGCTACGTATTCCTTCGCCCGTTCCGCGATTTCAAGAAGTGCGGGGATAGCTTCGATTGCCGCCATAGCAAACGCTTCTCGCGTACCTCTGGTGCCGGTTCGATGGCACACCCTCGCCAACGCTTTCAGTTCCTCAATCCTGCTCATGTTGCTCCTTTGCGCGTTGGGCGGCTTCGCCCTTCTCGTATTCTTCTATCGCCTCGTTGTACTCATTCTCAAATCTCGAAGAGCATTGGTGGCATAGGCATATTTGGGCAACTTCGACACAATCGGTATGCTTCGCCAAATCCGCACACCTCGACTTTAGCTTCTGGATTTCATCGTCCTTCACCTTCGCGGCATCGTGCAGGGCGCGGGCGATGGAGTCTGCAAACTTTTCTGGGTCAACGCATTTGCCGTAAAGCTGTCTCACAAGCTCTCGCGCCTTTGCCATTTCCAATTCGGTTGGCGTGTTCACCTTGCCCCCCTTTCTGGATAGACCGCGTGAATAATCAGGAATCCCGCCATCACGGTTTTCACAAACCTTAACCACGTATCAGGCTCGTCGTCTGACAGGATTTTCCCTATCCACACAAGCCCCGCGCCCATAAACATCCCGCGATAGAGTCGGTCCAAGACTCTGCCCACACCTTCAATCAACCTTGCTTTGGACGACATTTCCACCTCACTCGGCTGTGTCATTGGGTCCCTTTCGCTTTCTCATGTTCCTGCCAGTCTCGCTCGAACACTCTTTGCTCGCGTTCGCACCGTGAGCACTGAGTCACCGCCAACACCAATCCGAGAATGACAATCACCAGTGCGACCGCTTCCATGATTTCCTTGATTCCGTGTGCAATTTTATCTTGCATATCAGGGGTCCCGCCTTTCTTCAAGTCCGCACAATTTGCACAGACGACTTTGATATGTGATTCCCCAACGCTCCCACATTCCCCATTCGTGGTGGCACTTAGTACACGCCTTGCACTTCGGGCAACCGGGGCAACAGAACACGCTTCGCAACCATCGCAAGAATTTCATCCCTCTCCCTCCAACAGTTTGAGGCTGTCAACGGCGGCTTGCGGACAAGGTTTTGGAAACGGCTCGATGTACTGCGCGAGAAAGAGAACTGCCCGATTTCTCGCAGCGTCCCGTTCGTCGGTTTCATCTCGCGGGACCGCATCGAGTAGCAAGCGGAACTCCTCCACCAGCACCCGTCGCGCGGATTCGGAGGCGGTGAGTTTCTTCATTGCGAGTTCGACTCGTTCGACAAGTCCGGTCGGATATTCGGGGTTCTTCTCATCGAACCGCTCAAGCAATTTGAGACACACATCCTCGTTTTCGGTATCGTTCTCGCAGACCGACCGCCAAAGGTCTCTTTGTTTTTGTGCCTCGGCCAGCTCGCTGCGGAGTTGGGAGAGTTCGGCTTGTTGGTTGTCGAAAGCCTTTGTTAGCTCTCGGCGGTCAAAGTCTGTAAGTTTGTAGCCCTGCTGCACGTTCCACAACGCATACGGGATTATCTTTAGCTCAGCCATTCTTCCCCTCCTTCGCGGTTGCGATTTCGTTCTTAATGCAGTCTTTTATGGCTTCCGGTCTGGTGGGTCCAAACCCTGCCGTGCTTTCTTGCAAATTGATAAAGTCTGGTCTAGTCGCACACCACATGTTTCCATCGACGAACAGATCGAACGGCGATGGACCGTATGAGCAAATCAGACCCGGACTGGTTCCCGGCCCGGTTGCCCACTGTTTGCACGTTTTGCACTCATAGCTCATCTCTCCGCTTCGATCACCCCATCCGGGCGGGGCCATTCCACCAGAATACATCTGTCCTTCTTTTTCACACGTTGGGCAATAATAATAACTCATGCTTTCTCCTTCGCGGCTGCGAGCGCGGTGCGGGCCTGAAACTTTGCTCGCAAGAAGTCAAGCCCGGCCTGACCATCCTCGGTAATGTTGAGATTCAATTTCTCCCCAGTTTCAACAAGTGCCTCCAACGCCTCCCTCATCGCGTCCACCGGCGCGGGCTGAGGTTGGGCAAGTTCCGGCTCGTGATTCTTCAGGAAGATGCTTGGCTTGCACGGGTAGAGTTCGCCTTCGATGCCACGAACGATGTAGTCGCCGGGGCTGGCGATCATCACACCCTCAAGCGTGAAAATCTGAATACTGTCGGCCCATCTGAATAGACCGCCAACCTTTTGCTGACCAAGATTCAGTGCATCGCTGATCCATTGCGGAACTTCGGCGAGCCGGTTTCCGTCCCAAAGAACCGCTTCGACCACATTGGCTTTTCTTTTGTATCTCATCTTCCGCCTTTCTTGCGAGGGGTGATTGTGACAGGGACCAAAAGTTTGAACAGTTCCCGCTTGCTGTACACTCTTGGGTCGCCAGTTCTTTCGTACTCCCAAGCACTGCTCTTGCTAGGCCATATCGCGCCTATTTCTATTTTGTCCATCAACGGAAGCGCCCACGCCTTGACCGCCCTGATCTTCTGCTTCTTCGCCATTACTTGTCTCCGATTAGGTGGTGATCAAAATATTCGTAATTGCCCCATTCGCTTGGAGTAATTTTTTCTTCGCCACATTCCCACCCGCCGCCCGTCCAATAGAAGTTAAGCGACTGAACCGTCTTATCGCCCGTCGCAAGTCTGGTTAGGTAGTGGCCTCTCCATCGCGGGTTACTCGTTCGACACGACGACCACTTCGCGGGACTCGCCGCAGCGGGTGCAACGGTGGAATCCTTTGCCGCTAAGTTTCCAGAGTCCTGATTCGAGCAGGGGGCCGATGACGGTCCATGAGAGGTCGTATCGCTTGCATCCCCACAACCGGCAGACGAGCTTGAGCATTGGTCGAGTTCCTGATATGCGTTTTCGAGGTTGTTGCATTCTGTTTGCAAGATCAATGCAACGTCCGGCATTTTCTTTTTGGTTGCAATGAGAGCGTTCGCTCGCATCGCACTTGCGACGGACAGAATGATCGCCTTCACAATTTCAATATTCTCTCTCACTTCCCGCTCCTTTGTTCCGGTGCAAGTTCTGCCATGATGTACGCCTCAAGTGTTTCGAGTCTGGTTTGGTGTGACTTCACAACGTAGCGGAATGGGTTTGGCGGCGGCGTGCCGTTGTGACTCGACAGAATAACGACGATCGCCCACTCGCCGTTCAGGTCTTTATGGAGCATGTGGTACGGCTTGAGCAGATTCGTCCAGGCGGATTCGATGAGGGATCCCGCTAAACGGTAATGGATCGACTCGCCTAAGTATGTCCAGTATTCACCAAGGAACTTTTCGCGGCCTAGTTCCTTCACCCTCGCCTCCGGGCAAACCGCGCAAACTCTCGCGTAAATTTCGGGTACGTTCATTTGGCCTCCCCGCCCGCTTTGGGGCTGGACGATGCGGCAGGTGCAAGTTTCACAATGTCTCCCGCTATCTGCCGCCTGAAACGATTTACGATGCCCCACATTGACGCCGCTTGATTGTCGGTGATTTCCGGTGCCGCTTGCTTCGCCTGTGCCACCAGACTCCGCGCAAGTCGCTTAGGCGGCGAGGCCACGGGGAACCGCACCCGCTCAAGTGCAAGTGCTGCACGCTTCTCGTCGTCGGTCATTTGTCGCCAAATTGCTGTCATCACTACCCTCTCAGTAAACTCGCGGTTGCGAGGTATGCACCATCTCAGGTGCGGTTATTCTCGATTGACTCTCCGGGCGAGGTCGGTTCTCGCCCGTCGAGTGAAGCGAGACGCCTCAGTGTGGACGGGATTCGACTTTGCAGCGAAGGCGGAAGCGGGCGAGGAGTTCAGTGTCGCCGGACGCACTTGATTCTTTGAAAGCGCAGGCGTTGCCTTGTTTCCAAGTCGTTAATGACCGACACTCGTATCCAGTTATTTTTTCAGTCATCGAGCTGTACGTAGTACCGCCATGCCACCGCGTCCCCTCCGGCAGCTTCGCCGCCTCGTCAAAAGTTGCGGGAATTGGGTGGATACACCACGTCAAAGAACCGGGTGATCCGTTGACGGTTGGTCGATGCCATTCCGATCCAAGAGGCACGGCCTGTCCATCCAGCATCGAAGGCGTGGTTTCTACCCACCCCGCTTTCATCGCCAGCCAATCCCGGCACGTATCCAAATCCCACTCGTCAATCTTACTAGTGTCAAAAGTCATACTTCCTCCAAATTTCCAACTGCCTTGCTCATGCTGCACCTCGCGCGACTCTCAGGCCGGTGTCAAAGATTCCCGGCCCTTGAGTCGATCGAGCTACGCGCGCGGTCGAGTGAGTCATGATGCCGCTCCGTATTCCAATGTCCCGTCCATGTGCCGCGCGATTCGCTTCTCAGCCATCGCCGCATACTCCGGGTTCAGCTCGACGCCGATGTACTTGCGGCCATGCTTGACGCTGACAAGTCCGGTAGTTCCCGCGCCGTTGAACGGATCCAACACTGTGCCACCGATAGGACATCCCGCCAATATGCACGGCTCAATCAGCTTTGGCGGGAAGGTTGCGAAGTGTGCATCGGGGAAGGGCTTAGTTGCCACCGTCCAAACGTCGCGCTTATTGCGGGTTCCTGAACACTGTTCCTCTCGGCTCATCGAGTCCCAACGGTCGCTGAAACCCGCATGGCGGCGAGAGTGGCCCCGCTGCTTGTCAGTCTTGTGATGCTTGCCCGCGTAAGTCTCGGCGTCTTTGTACCCCAGCTCCGCATAGATCGCCGGTTCTTTGATCGCGTCAGAGTCGTAGTAGTACCGCGCCGACTTCGACAGCATGAAGATATATTCATGCGACTTGGTACACCGATCGGTCACTGATTCCGGCATGGGGTTCGGCTTGGCCCAAATGATGTCCTGCCGAAGATACCAACCATCCGCCTGCAATGCGAACGCGACGCGCCAAGGGATGCCGATGAGGTCTTTGGTCTTGAGTCCGTCCGGCGTTCCGATTCTGGCGACGCTGTTCTGTGCATCGGGGTTGTTTGCGCCGACACCGGGATTTGGTGACTGCTGGCGTCCTGCGGTTGTGCCGGTGGCGTACGAGTCCCCAAGGTTCAACCAGAGCGTCCCATCTTCGCGGAGAACCCGCCGCACTTCGCGGAACACCTTGACCATCTCTCCCACGAAATCATCCGGTGTGGGTTCTAATCCGATCTGCCCATCCACTCCGTAATCCCGCAGCCCGAAGTATGGCGGACTTGTCACGCAGCAATGCACGGACTGATCGGGCAAGGTTGGCAGAACGTCGCGGCAGTCGCCGATGATAATGCGAGGAGAATTGCTCATGCCGACTTCCTTCCGTTGCTAAGAACCATTTCAAACTCGTTTCGCTTCACGATGCGACTCCCCGAAAACTCTGCCAAGTGAACGGGATTACACACCCGCCATCACGCACGCGGTCACAGATCGACGCCCCAAGCGCGGCCTGCAATTCGTCTTGCTTTAAGTTCCCGATCAATACCGTCGCCTTCATCGCGCCGTATCGCTTGTCGATCAACAGCGTCAGGTTGTCGCGCTGGTCTTCGGTTTCGCTCCGCACCTGGATTTCGTCAACGATCAACAGTCTCGCCTTAACGAACCGGTCTGGCATCTGGCCCGTTTCGTTGATGCCTATGCGGATTTCGGCCAACATTTCTTTCGCGGTCCTGTAGACGATCGGAGTGTCTTCGGCCTGCATCCCGCTCCACAGTTCGGCAAGTCGCCTTGCGTACAGCGCAACCATTTGAGTTTTTCCCGTACCCCTCCCTCCGATGAGAACGCACAACTTTTCACGGCTGATCGCACTGGAAAGGTGGGTCATTGCCGCGTCGTACTTTGCGTGTTCCCCCCAAGCGTGCTGGTGTTGCAGGTGAAGTTCGGGGATGCGGCTGCGGCGCAAGATGCCCTCGACCGAGACTGGAATGGTGGATGTAAGACTCATGCTGTTTCTCCGTAGTTGAACACTGGAAGTTTGATTTTCTCTTCCGGCTCGCGTGATTCGCGGGCACGTTGGGCTTGCTCTTTGCTGGACAATGGCGGGGCGTAGGACGCGGCCCAGTCTGCGGGATCGTCATCGTACCGCTCGGCATTGATCCAACTCGCGGGCAGCGGCCTGAAACGCCGCTCGGTCGATTCGGTCGCTTTGGTGTACTGTGCCGCCTTGTCCGCGATGTACTGCGCGGCTTGCTCTGGCGTGCATCGCCGGGCGTTGGCGACTTTGCCGATGGCCTTGACGATCGCGGGGTATGCCTTGCCCTTGGCCTCCTTGCGCCAGTTGCATTGCTCCCAAACGAGATCGCTCAGCAGCGGCGTAGCCGCCTGCGGGGTTTTGGGTTTGGGTGTCTTTTCTGAAGAATCTCCCAATCTCCCAATCTCATGATTTACTGTAGAAAACCGGCTGCTATCCCGTTGGGTTATTTCTGGTAAACCATCTGCTAACCCGCTGGGTTCTTTTTGTAAACCCGCTGGGTTATTTTTTCCGGGTCGTCCGCCGCCCTTTCCGTTGTTGCGAGCAATCTCCATTCTCTTGATCGACTTGGAATATTCCGCCGCCAAACGGTCTTGATACCAGCGGCCATTCTCAAGCCGCCAACACTCCATAACGGCAGGACCGATCTTCGACCATCGCGGCAACTTGGTACGCGCCCACTTTGCGAGCATCGCTTCATTGTCTGGCAGGCTGCACGGTGGGTCGCCTTGCCATGCTGCGATCATCAGCAACAAGTACGCGCCGACCTGCTCAGCGTCCATGAGTTGAACGCGATCGTCTGAAATGAACGGCTGGTAGTGAATTGGGATGTAGGTTGGTTTAGACAATCCATGTCTCCACGCGGCAATCAAAGCCTCTGCCCCGGACGTTCCCCGAAGGGATACACACGAATGCGTAGCGACCAAGCTCGATGGGGCAGAGGGTTAGATTGTCGAGGTAAGGTTTACGCATTCATCATCTCGAAACTTGGTCTACCGGATTATAACAAAATCTTTCTTTGAGTGCAAGTTTCAGGCACAATTCACTGCAAAATTCGTACGATTGTGGATAACTCATTCGGATGTGCATAAGTCGTTCGGAAGTAAGATTTTCACGGTTAGCAACCTGCACCCCCGTATCCTTCACCTCGTCGCGTAGCACGTTGATCGACTTTGGCGCGTCGATGCCGAGTCGCACCCGTTGGCATGAGTCCACGCCGACGACTTTGATCCTGATCTTGCGACCGTCCTCCAGTTTGAGGATGAGGCCGCCGCCTGGTTGACGGGTCAGTACGAGCATTACGCCGCCTCCTTAATTTCCTCAAGCGTTATCTCAACCCTCGGCCTCGCCTTGTCCTTCACAAACAAGACGCGAATATCCGTAATGTCCCGGTCGTTGGCAACGATGCCAGTGTCGGCGATTCCATCCCTGATCCACTTGCACGAGCCGATCACGTTGTCGGAATCGGGGAAGCGGGATGTCTTGTGATACCAAGTGATTGTCATTCTGGCGCGGGTCCAAACTGTTTGGTCCAATCTGGCCTTGTTGAATTTGTACCTTGCGAATGTGCGAAACGCCTTGCCTTCCTTCGCCTTCTGCCCCCAGTGCGCCCGTCCGTTTGGCGACAGGCATCGCGGCGGGTGCGCCATTTCGATGGTGACACTTGCCATTAGTTCGCCCTCGACTGTTCTGCGAGTCGCCCCTTGATGATCCTCACGTCATCCACTGCGGCAAGTACGTTCAACAGTGCCAAGATTCCGTGACACCACGCCCAACCCGTATCACCTGTGGCAATTGATCCGATGGTTGCGAAAGTGCAAACCGTGGCGACGATGGTTCTGGCGACTAGCCAAATTACAGTTCTCATTTCTTCCCCCCCGCCTTTGGCGGTCTTGCGAGTGCGAGCGGGTTTGCGGGCGGCGAGAAGTTGTGAGGCAAAGAATCCAGCCGTGCGATATGCCAACGCCTGATCGTCAAACGATGCGGCGGAGTGGTAGCACGTTCCCTTCGCATCGCTTGCAGCCTTCTCGCGGCACTCGCGCTCCATTTTCTCAAGGTACTTCAACATGGTTTTTAACTCGTCTTTCATGCGTTCCCCTTATTTAACTTAGCTTCCAAACTCGCAAGCCTCACGCGGTAGCGTTCGAGGTCGGCGGTGAGCGATTGATTCTGTTCTTTGAGTTTGTCAATCTGTCCGAGCATTCCACGAAACGCGCCGTACAGAAACGACTCGCCGTTCGTGTGTTTGCCGATCTTGTTCCATGCGTAGTCGGTAATGTCCTCACTCGCCTCACTCGCTGCGGGCGAAGGTGTGGGGAGGGGTGTGGCGGCGGCAAGGGTGAGTGCGGTCATGGCTTCATCAAGAGTGAAACACCCCACGCTTTTTGATACATCAAAATCCCACTTGATTCCGTCCCACCACATATCACCATCAACGACCAAATATGGTCGATCGTCTTCTTCTGTCCTCACCACCATCGCGTGACCCTCGCGGTTCACAATCTCGCGCCCATGCCGATCCCTCTCCCCCTTCACAGAGTCGCTTGCGGGGGTGTCTTCCGGGAACTTCGCGTCCCAACCATGCTTGTTGAGGTGGGCGACGACCTGTTCATTGGTCAGATCAACTTCTGACGGGGAGCGAAATGTTCCGCCTCCAAAAACCACTGGCGTAACAAAGTTGTGTGCGTTGTTGAAATAAGCCCACTTTCCATCCCGCCAAAGAAAATGGTTTGTGTTTCCTTTCGTCACCACGTCCCCGCGCTCGAAAGTGAACACCGGGCGAGTCTCAACCTTCGCCGCGCCAGCTTCCACCTTCGCGGGAGTTGCGGGCACAGGATCGACTTCTTTCCAACCGGTTGGCGTAACGTGGACTTTCACCGCGCGACCGTTTGGGAACATTCGCGTATTGCGAACAGCGGCTTCCTCTGTGGTGTAGATTCGCGCGACTGAAATATCGTTGCAGACCTTCCCGTCGTCGCCGTAGATGTATCCAACGGGCGTCCACGCGACCCAACCAATCACAGGATCAGCGGCCTTCGCGTCAGGCTCAAGTAAATCGCGCAGTGCCTGAACTTCTGTGAGTATCCCAATCGCTCTGTTGTAAAGATCAATCTTGTTCATCGTGAGGCTCCTTAAAACCCCCGGTCGGCGTTGGTCGAGCCGGGGGCGAGAGAAGAGAGAGAATGGGGTGGGCAGGAATTGAACCCGCTATGACCGTGTCGTTCATCCGACCATCACGCCCTCGCAAAAGGAGGTAGGCATTAAGCCCGGCTCTACACCGCGTTGCTTGTCACCGTCCAAGCTGACACCCCAATCCCGCCTACTCAGCATCCGACGCGGTGCGTTGGACTTCGGCGGGTTGCACATACCCAGTGCGGGGAAAGTCGCGGTGCGCCGCTTAGCGGTCTGGATGCGGTCCAGTGGCCGTAAACCGAAACACTAATTAATCCAGAGGCATTCCTAATTGCATTTAGCTTGCAAGCTGTTACTTAGTCTTCATGGCTGGCCCCCTTTCAAATGGGAAAACTTTGGAGTTTCACGCAAGCAAGCCGGTCTTTCCCGGCTGTCACGAGGTCTATTCCCTCGCGTCAATGAACACCAAACGTCTGGCCGATGCAGTCGGCTCGCTGACAGGAACGGGCCACCTGTTCCTATGTCTTTGCGTTGTAGCTCATCGTGGTTGTCGCAAATTGTCCAGACCATCCCCACTGGTCCTCAACGAATTGCGAGTAGTCGTGTTCGCTCAGTTCGATCTCATCATCAGTGCAAAGCTCAAGCATCCCGATAGCGCGGTTGTAGTCCTTGACGAATGTTTGCGGTTCGCAAGCTTCCAGTCGTCGAACAATCGGGCCGTTGCTCTGAGCGGTCGCCAAATTGTTCTTGAGTTCCTGAATCGCGGCGGCGCGATATGCAGCGAGTGCCGACGTGTAGGCGTCCTCGTGTTTCTTCCGGTTCTCTTTGAGGATCGCAACCAAGGCTGTTCTCTGAACGGTAATATCTTTCATGCTTCCTACTTTCCGCCCATAGGGCTGCCGCTTGCGCGGTGGGTTATTTCTTACCAAGGAACGTCAATTGATTCCGGCGTCGGCGCGGAACGCTTCGACACGCCCTTCGTTGTGTCGTACTTCGATAAGTCTGCGGCGGGCGCATCGCTTTCACCCTCGCCGCCGTTCGGCTTGCTGTCAACAAACTGGAACCCGTCAACGACCACACGCAGTTTGCTTTGCTTCTTGCCTTCCTTGTCCTCCCAAGTGTCGAGCTTCAACCGCCCTTCAATAAACACCGGCCTGCCCTTTTGCAGGTACTTCGCAAGGGTTTCGGCGGTCTTACCCCACGCCTCGCAGTCCACGAAAGTTACCTCTTCGCGGTCCTGACCGTCAGCGGATCGCCAGCGGCGGTTAATCGCCATTGACAGGTTGGCTACGGCTTGATTGCCGGTGGTGTGGCGAATCTCAATATCGCGTGTGAGATTTCCCATGAGCATGACTTTGTTGTAGTTTGGCATCAAACGTTCTCCCCAATAAACCGCTTGTCAACGGCTTTGAATTTCAGATCTTCGGACACGGTTACATCAAACAGTTCTGCGATTTGCTCCTTGTCTAGTCCAGCACCCTCGAACGCTTTGATAGTCGCGGCGGGCTTGAACGCGCCCGTACTCAGGCACAGGATGAATGAGTCAACATCAAGCACAGACATAGCGGTCTGGACACAGTGGCGCAGGTCTTTAACCTTTGTCGTCTTGTCCTTGCCGACGTAATACTTCTTTACGCCGTCGTCGAACTCGCCGTTCTGTTTCACCCATTGCAAGCACGCGCCATCGAGTCGAGTCTTGAGGTTGGTGCGTACCGCGCTCAGTCGATCCACGAACGCCATTGCAGCTACCACCTGCTCGCGGGTCGCTTCGCCGGATTCGATGAGCGCAATAGCCTCGTCAGCCTTGCTAATTAGTTCAATGTCCATTGACAATCTCCATGAAGTCGGTTTTGGTTTCCATCCAAGATTTGATCTTGACGATCGCGGTAGTCGCCATGTCGTCGGTCAACTTCTCGCCTTTGTCAAGTCCACACTTTTCGATGATCGAGATTCCCGCCGCCTTGAATCCCACCTTGTCAGTGGCGGGGTCGATGCCGGACCACTTCGCCAAGAGCGTTACAAACTCTTCGCGTGGTGTCAGCACCTTTGGAGTCGGCGCGGGTGGTGTGGGTATCGCCTTGCCCGTACCAAGCCACGCCTTGAGCGTGTCGGCAACTTCCTTGCCGGGCTTCTTGAATACGCCACCGTCAAGCGCGGAGCATCGCGTCTTGCTGATGATCATCTTGTGGTCAATGTCCATATCGGCCACAACGTCGAACTCGTATTCCATACCGTCGCGCTGGATCGGGGCCATGCCAACCTTGCGGGGAACCTTCTTACCCTTCTCGTTTTCCTCAAGCACGTACTCTGTCTTGGTTCGCAGCGTCCCGATTACGTGACAGGGTGATCGCAGCATCGCGTCGATAAGCGCGTTGTGCATGGGTGTCACTTCGCGCCAAGCGGTGAAAGTGTTACCGCTCCCGCCACGTTGCCGCGCTACAGCCTTGTCAACCTGTTCAAGCGCGCCGTCCTTGCCGCTCCATGCGTGGGTAAGTGAGTCCACGATCAGCACGGCATAGCCATCCGCACCCGCCGCTTCAATTGCTGCGGTGTAAGTCTCCGGCGAGAACGATTCGAGGTTTACTACATCGAAGTCGAACTCGTCGGCGTACTTCGACGCCGATCCCCGCTCGCTGTCAATGACCGCCACCTTGCCCTCCCCCGCCAGTTCTTTGGCGAGCTTCAGCGCGGTGTAGGTCTTTCCCGCCCCGCTCGGTGCTATCAGGGCCATCCTCAATCTCGATTGCGACTTCTCGGCTTTTACGAACATTTCGTTCTCCTTCATTCAAAAAACAACTGGACACTTCAACACAATCGACGGGCCGAACCGTTAAGTCCGGCGAGTCGCTTTCGTTCAGGAAGCACGATCTACGCTTCATCAGTCCGCCCCTTCACATTCCGCGTAATCCGCCCTCACCCCAGTTTCGTCAATCGCACTGACCAAGTTGCACGCCGAACACACCGGCGTAGTTCCACACTTGAGAGTTGCAACCTCGCCGCAGTCGCACAGTTCAACGTCAGGAGCGCCATCGGGGCAGGCGCGGTCCTCGGCTTGCTGCGAGGCGGTTAGGCGGGTGTGTTTGTAAATGGTGGCGGGGATCATTTCGGTCCTTTCGCAGAGTTCTCGCGGCTGTTCATCGTCAGGTCAAGAACGTCAAGCAATGCGGGTATCGGGATTTCTACGCCGTACTTCTTCAACACGCCGCGCACGCCTTCGATGCCACGGACGTAGCCGATAGCGAGAAGTGAGGCATTGTTCTCGGAGCGGATAATATCGACGGGCGAACCGCTCGCGTCCACCGTGTAACCAGCGGGGCCAATCGCCACAAGCGGCGTTACCTCATCCTGCTCTGGCGAGAGCGTCACGCCAAGGTCGCGGGCGAGGGCTTGATCTGCGGAAGGGTTGCGGCCTGTCATAATTTCGTCGTTCATTTCAATTCTCCTGCCGCACTATCGCGGCTGTAACTCATCGGCTGTTTACGCCAGCGACTTGAGCGGTCTTCCCTTTTTCATCGCAGACACAATCCGCTTTACACTCTTCACGCCATACTGCCTGACGTTTCCGGTCTTGCGATCGGCTTGCACGCCAAGGATTCTGATTCGGCTGTTGACCGTGCCGAGGGGCAGGCTGTATTCTTTGGCTATCTGTGAGACTGTGAGCATGATACCTCCGTTGGGTTATGGGGAAGAATAAGACAAACGTTTCACCTTATCAAGCGTAAAATAAAAGAATCCGCCAGAATCGACGTAAACCCTTGAAATAACGGCAGATACGATCTGGTTAGGACACGGTTAGTACACAATCTGCAAGATCTTTGCGATTAAGTGAAATCAAAGTTGCACTTAACCGACTAACTGGTATACTTATTGAGTCGGGCATGTTGCCTGACTAGGAGAATTACGATGAACGCAACGATTACAACCGAAACGACCACCAGCACAAACGGCACCTTCGAGTATGAAGTTCAGACCGTGGCAATCTCAATCGGTTGCGTAACCCGGAACGTTGAAATCCGCCGCGTAGTCAAGATCGACGGCAAAGAGTTCCGCAACGGCTCGATGGGCTGCGAATGGCAGATCAAGACCGCAACCGTGCTTGGCCGCTACCGCACCGGCAAGATGTTCCACAAGTTCCTGCCCTTTGTGAAGCAACAGGAAAACGGGCAATGGAGCGTGTTCAGCGGTGGCAGAATGTCAAACCGCACCAGCGAACTCTCCCCGGTCAGATGGGCCGACTGATCTAACCCACCCCGCCGCACTCGAAAGAGTACGGCAATTACCGACCGCCACGGTTTTGGCGGGAATAACCCCTCCGGGGAGAATGGGATTTATGGGACACACTAAATACGAGAATCCAACCGTGGCAATTATGGGGGTTCTGGCGGCGTGCGGATGTATTGGGATGGACATTAAAGACGGTGAACCTCGATACAATGTCCCCGAAGCGTGTGCCAAACTGCGCGCTCTTGCCGGGATTATGGAGACTGCATTCGAGAAGGAAACTGGTCGGCCAATATCCCCAAAGAAAGGCGATGGTCACACACCCGGACCTTGGACTGCGAGAGGTGGACGCGATCCAAACACGCCATCATTTTATAACGAAAATTTTGCAATTATTGGACCCATCGAAGACGGCGCGGAATGGGTAGCGATACCGGCAATTTGCGACAACGAGGACAACGCTCGACTTGTCGCAGCAGCACCCGACCTGCTCGCGGCGTGCAAAGCGTTCGTAGCGTTCCAGATTCGCAACAATCAAAACCTCAAGACGAAAAACCATCAACTTGCGGTAGCCGCCATCGCCCGCGCGGAAGGGACCAAATGAGCGACAAACTCTATCGGATTCGGAAATTGGTGTGGGGTGACAACCAACACGATGCGGGGATCGTCGCCACAACGGAAATCGGAATATACAAAGTCGCCTTAACCGTTGGTGACTATGGGTATTCGTGGGAGGGTCTATCGTTTGGACGGGTGGTAGGCCGTGGAAAGTGTGAGAATATTGAACTCGCCAAACTCGCAGCCGAAGCCCACTGGGTAAGCCGAGTAGAAAGTTGTTTGGAGGAAGTGGAATGAAAAAGTTTGACGACTTGTGTTTTTCGATAGCGTGTTTTGCAATTACGGTTATAGCGTGCGCGTTTGCAATACTTATGGCGTTCGCTGTCGTCGGCGTAATTATCAAGGTGGTGTCACAATGACCACCGACCAAATCAAAGAAATGGCCCGCCTGCGCGACAGCAAAGACCCACACGAGCGGGGTAAGTTTGAATCGTGGCTTGCTACTCACGGGCATGAGGTGTTTGCGGAGTTGTTGAGAAAGGTGAGGTGCGATAAATGAGCGTGTACGAAAAAGCTAAATTACTTCTCGGAGAGTGGGGCGACCTACCGATACACAAGTTGCTTGAGCGCAGTAACGACGCGCTTTCAGACGTTGTGCAAGCCGGTTGCGAAGTAGAATCCCGCATGGAACTCCACACCGTCGCCCACTCGAATAACGCGACGGTCTACGCTTTCAAGGGTCCGCTATGGGCAGCACTTGAGTATGTCCGCGCGGCAGGCGAACCGTCTAGTGGCGGGTATTGGATCGTAAAGAAAGTCGAGGCACAATGAATACGCGCCGCACATTTCTCCAATCCCTCTCCGCAGTAGCAGCGGCGTTTGCGCTGCCGTGGGGCAAGCAAGCGAAGGCAGAACCAACGCCTACGCCGAATCCAGTATTCAAAGGCGGACACATTGAAATGCCTAGAACTACCGTTACGTCTCTTGTGGTGACTGGTGGAACCGTGCGAATCAGCGGCAAGGTGGTAGACCTGAAAGCGTTCCCCGGCGCGACGATCATTATCGAATCGGATTCGATGGTCGAGAATCTAACGTCGATTGGTGGAAGCGGGCCGATATTTCAGGCACCAAGGCGATAACGATGAAACGCCAAACCTATTACCACCCTCGCGCCGAGTCCGCTTAAGCAAGTTCAGAGGTGAATCATGGAAAACGAATTTAGCGGCATGGGTTACGATTCCAAGAAAGATCGTTTTTCGATCATTATCAACATGACCAAAGACGACGCGGAAAGACTCAAACGCATCATGGACATAGCCGGAATCGAGTTTGACTTCAACGAACACGCTGGTTTTGTTGAGGGCATACCCGCCAAGGGACGCTTACGATTCTCACCACCTGCGCCCCTTCTCGCTTCGCAGAAGGCCGCGATCGTGGGCCTGCTTGATCCCAGCAGCCCTTGAGGAATTAATATGTGCAAAAACTGCAAGTGTCAGGAATGTAATCCGCCGCCGAAACCTAAGTTAATGGGAACGGTGACGACTACCCACGATGGACCGTTTGACCAGTTCGATTACTATCGCGGCGAAATGCTGATTCAACGCACGCACGATTGTGGTCCGCACGAATACCAGTTCACGCTTACTGGACTTGTGACGATGAAGCCGCCCGCTCCCACAAATCCCGCGCCCACTTCCAGCAGCCACAACCTCGAAAGCTAGACGGGTGTGGATGGGCCGGGTGGCGTAGCCATATCCAAAGCCTTGTATCCATCGGAACGCGGTAGCACGTCAGGCCGAGGCTTTGGGTTAATCCTGTGCCTTCCCGGAACTTATCGCGCGGGCAGGTCTTTCGACCGCTCACTTCCATCCGGTCAATTGTGCAGGCTGTAACTTTCACGCCATCGACCATGCCCGTTTCTGAGTCGGCACAGGCGTAGCACATTGCAGCGACTTCCCGCTGGTCAAGTGAACAATCGCCATTACAACAGTTATCCGCCAATGATGCCCCCCGCGTCTCTCGCCCCGTTGCCGATCCCGCCAGCATCGCCCCGCTTGCGCCGGTCAAGGTCATCGCAGCCGAGCGGGGCATCGGGCGCACAACGGGCAATGCGGTGGAATTGAAACGAGCGGGTCATCGTGGCGACGTTGTGAGAGGCCAGATATGGCTGTTGACCTGAAGGCCATGCGTAGGTCTTGCGGTCGTAGGTGTAGGTGACTGAGCCGCTGGACCCGTTGAAGGTCACGGCCCACGTACGGCGTTCCTCCGTGCTTAGGGTGGTTGATGCCGGGAAGAAGGTTGGAATGTAGATCGACCCCGCACAATTCGCCCGCATAGGCAGGTATGGCGTGGTGTTGGGGATGGTTCCGCCGCCGCGAACCGGCATGAGAGCAACCTGAGCGGGGGTCGTCAACGCCGAAAGCGCGGGTGGTGTCCCGATGTACGGCGTCTCGATCAACTGCCAGAAGCGAAGAATCTGACCGCAGGCGGTTGGTGTCACGGCCGGGGGATTCGCTATCGCTCCGTCAATATCGTGATAGGTGAGAATTGGCGGTTGCCCCGCGCCGCCCGGCGTCGAGGTAGTAAACCGCGCGTGCGTATTCCAGTTGGCGGTGTATGTATCCCGCATGGTCGAGGTATTGCAGCGGCCCGTCACCGGGTCGGTATCAACGCATAGCCACTCGGTTTCCTGAGTGATTGATTTGTCGATCGTCTCGTCGTATGCGAGATGAATCTGGCCGAGCGATGTGCGGCCCCACGTCTGATAGGTCGAGCGCAATTCCATCGAAGTCGTGAGGCGATAGTTTGAACCACACTCATAACACCGATCCATGCCGGAACAATCGCGCCACACCATCGACGCGCAGCACTCTTGGCAGAGAATGCAATCGTCGCAGGTCGCTAGGCGCGGGTTGGCCCACGTTGTCGGCACAACCGGCAGCGATGGAATGTCGAGCGAGTAATTGCAGCCTGACCAAAAGCACCGCGAGCAGTTGCGGTCGAGGACGTAGCAGTTTTCGGGATCGGTTCCGAATTGAATCAACCTACACGGCGTAAGAGCCGCGTCGTTATCCGCGATCCATTGCCGCCAAGTGATACCGCCCGGCGCAATCAGCGCGTCTAGGTCAATTCGGTAGAACCCGTAGGCGGTAGTGGTGTCAGGGCAGTACCTATCGCACTTGCGGCGCAGGACTGGACCGGGGCAACGTCGGCAACACCGCGCGATGCAGGCAGCGGTGGCCTTGGCGAGCGCGTGCCCTACCTTAACCAGACCATTCGCCAACTTTAGCGGGTTCACACGCCAACCCCAACCAAGCCAACGTCAGTGATCGTGCCCGCAACGGTGATAGTCGATGGAACGCGATAGTTGCTACCAACGTGCCGCTTGATTGTGGTGTTGACCGTGAAATTGGTCTTAGCCCGTTCACAGGTGAACGTGCCGCCCTTCTCAATTCGGATCGTTCCATCGTTTGCACTTGCGCCGATCGCGCCGGTCTGTCGGCAGTCCATTGTTCCGCCGTTTGCGATCGTGAAGTTGCCCGATGCCGGTACTGTTGCCTCGTCGCGCAGAATCAGGTTGCCGCCGATCACGCCGCCGAGTACCTGTCGCCGCGATTCGACGACCGCGCCTTGCGAGAGATAGCACATAAGGCCGGGGTTGCTGGTTGATGTTCCCAACTTGACGCCCATGCCGGACGATTCGATGGTGGTGATTGGCGAATTGACCGCCATATGAGCCGTGCCGTTGGTGCCAGCGTTCAGCGTGACGACCCCCGCCCCCTGCAGGTAGAGGTTGCCGCCTACCGCAAAGTTGCGAACGTTGACGGTGGTAAATTCACCGTGCAGGTACCAATTCTGATAGATCATGTTGTCGATATTGAGCGTGGTGGCGTCCCACTTGAGCGGCGTGCCATCGGCATCGCCAACCCGAAGACCGAAAACGGGGTTTTCCTGTCCAGCCGGGTAGCCAAATCCGCCGAGGAAGTTCAGCGAGAGCAATTCAATCGCGGAATGGTCGAAGGCTGTGATATTCTGGACGCCCTTGTAGAAGAAAACGGCATCGCCGTCAACAGGTGTGCCTGTGCCGCCCGCGCCGTCCATTGTGGTGGCCCAGTTGTTTGTATCGTTCGTGTCGCCAGAGAGTGCCAAAAACCATTTATTCGCCATTGAAAGCCCCTTATCCGATGGACGGAGTAAGCTCTATGAGCGCATCCGTTGCCGAAACCGTGTTGACAGACACCGATATTAGTTCACCTTTGCGAACCATGAACGGGCTACACCGTCCGTTTGCTGAAAATTGCAGACTTGTAAAGCCCGCAGGGTAGTAAAAATCATGCCCGTTCGCCCCGGTTTGCACGTCAAGCACAAGCGAGGCAGGCCACGTTACCGGCGAGTCAGCTTGAATCACGCATGAGCCGGATTCGGGAGCCTCCCAGACCGTCCGCACGCTTGCCGTAAGCGATTGTAATGTGTGCATCGGTAGATTCATTGGCCTTCACACTCCGTCAATTTGGGCCAGATAGGGACATAGAAGACCATATCGTCCCCAACGTAGCCGATGCCGACTCCCTGCCCCGGACCCGCGCCGATGAAATGCACGTCGGCGTATTCGGCGGGGGGAATCGTTGCGGTTTTCATATCCGGGTATTCCTGCTGCCGCCCACTCCAAAAAGTCACGCGAATATCAAACCGCAAGTTCTGGCGGAAATCAGGCGATCCGCGAGAGCCGTAGACCTGAGCGAACTTCGGCGGGTCGAACGCCGCCGGTGTCGATACGAGCGAAGTTGGGGCTTGTGAAGGCATTAGATTGGCGTCCCCGGTAGGTTCTGCCAGCCGTTTGGCGTGTAGTACGGATTGTTTGCAGTTGGGAACAATTCAACGTGCCAGATTCGCGGCTTCTTGTCCGGGTCCGTAGCGAGCGGACTCATAACGTGATAGACCGTGAACGGTGCGCGGGAGACGGTTGGATACACCATATCGGCGTCAGTCACGCCGTCAAGGTTTGGAATCTTGATCGGCCCATTGCCGGGGTCAGATTCCCATGTGTACCCAATACTTACCTTATCGCCGCGTCGCTGAATCTCGCAAGTCAGCATCCTCCACAACTTTGTCGGATTGTATGGGAAAATGTGGATGTGGTTCTCTTGCAATTCGGTAGCCGAGATAATCGCCAAGATTTGCTGATCAGTCGTCGCTTCGACTACCACGTTGATTGAGAGCGTGCGCCATTCGATCGGAAACTCTTTATCCTCGCGCTCCCATTTCACCTTATCAATCGCCGCTCCGCCTTCGGGTTGGATCGCTTTCTCGATTGTCTTGCGGAATGTGGGCGCGGAAATGGTGACTTTCTTGTAGCCGAGTTGGAAGTTTCGCTCGTCGTCGCCCAGTTTTGGCGGGGTCAAAACGTCCCAGCGGCCATCGGTCGAGAACCAAGTTTGCACGCGATAGGCGTTATCGTTGATCTGTTGCGGCGTATCAACCTTGTCGCAGGTGTAAGCCGTGCCAAACAGGGTGATGATGTTCCCGCGCTTAGGAACGCCCATTGCTTCCAGCGGGTTATCGCCGCCGACTACGCCGGTGACAAGCCAGACGATTGGGGTGAGTCCCGAACCGTTCGCATCCTTCGAGGGAAGTCCGCCGAAAGCCTCCATTGTGACAACGGGATCGGCCATTAGCGTTCACCCCCGCGCATGATGTGAGCTGCACCGCGCCCGAATGAGGTAATATCTCCGAGTTGGTTGGTGTCCGAGCCGAGCAATTCCGCAAGGTCTTTCATTCGTTGGTTCTGGAGTTTGGCTTGGTTTTCCATTTCTCGTTTGTGCAGGTCGTCAATATCTTTCTGGGCCTGTTCCTTTTTCTTTTTCTGTTCGTCGGCCCATTTCTCCCAACGATCCATCGCTTCTTTGTTATTGAGTTCAAGCTGAAGGTCATATTGCTCGCGTAGAAGTTGCTTTTTGGTGGCATCCATCTCGGCGAAAGATTGGCGCAGAATTTCCAGCAGCTTCATTTCGTTATCGAAACGAGTCTTGGCTTCCTCACCCTGAAGGCTTGCCCGCATCCCTTCGTTTTTGAACACCAACGCCCGACGCTCATCCTCAACCTGTTTCTTTTTGAAGTCCGCTATATTCCGCTCGCGGACTTCGATCTGTTCCAATGCACTAAGCCGCTCTGTTTCAATCTGCTGAAGTTTCAACTGATCTTCGGCGTATCCGGTCGATGCAGCAACAGCATCTTCGATCAGGTTTCGTTCTTCGATCTTCAACTGCAACGCGGCCTTCTGTTGCTCCGCTATTTTGTTGGCGTTGACAATCGCCTGTTGCTGTCCGGTCAATCCTTCGGTGGTGTTGATCCGCTGAGCATCGCCGATTTCCTTGAGTTCGCTATTCAGCTTGCCCGCAGCATTGGTGAAATTCTTGATCCCGTCGTAGGCTTTCGACAATGCGGCGACTACCGCGCCGACTGCCCCTGCCACGCCGAGAATCTTGCCGGTTGATTGCTGGAATTGCTCGCCGACGGTCTTGCCGCCGCCGGATTTGTCCACCTTTTTAAGCGAATCTTCTACCTTTTTCGAGGCGTCTACCGCTGGTTTCGGGTCTGCCTCAAACGTGATTTTTGTGCGGCCATCAGCCATTGAACGCCCCCATTTCGCCGGGGCATAGAATTGCCGCTATGAGTACCAAAGATATTGAAGATGCGTTGTCGAAAGCGGATACAACCAAGCGGCGCAAGGACAGCGTTCGTTCAGTCTTGATCGTCGCCGGGATGTTGGTGTTTGTAATCATCGCTTGCGTCGTCTACTACCGCGTCTGCTAATTAGCTGCCCCATAGAACGGTTGTTGAAGGCGCGATAATCGAGCCTTTGGTTTGAGTTGCACTGATAACGGCATAGGCTGACCATTCAAAGTTGACGGTCTGGCCGACGATCGCGCCTGTTTCAATATCGCAGTATGGCTCAACCGATTTGACGGTCATGTAGCTCATGCTGAAAAACTCTGTAGCGTTCACGTAGATATGCAAAACGCCCTGAGTGCCGGGTTCGTAGTTGGTTCCCGCCGCCGATACCGCGCCCAGTGCCGCGTCAAGAATCGTGCAACTTGCACTGAAGTCCGGGTGGCTCGCCAGCTTCGACCGAACGCTTACGCCCTTCTCGGTGTACGCCTCAATCTTGCAGGTCATGCCGAAACTCGCCTCTTTGCAGGTCGGCAGGTCAGCCAACGTGCCAAGTGTGCCGCTAACGATCGGTTGCCAGCGAAGTTTCCCGCCCAATGCGGTAAAGAACAGGGGCGCGCCCGCATCAACTTCGCTTGTGGTGCTTGCGAGTGTCAGTGCCCCGCTGCCCTCAAACGCACAATCCCATTTCAGGTACGCGCCTTGGTCGTAGTCGATCGCCAGCGATGCCGAGGCCATGAATATCGTGCCGCTTGCCTTCGATGCCCCGGTGTCGCCAATGAAAGCACTGGACGCACCCGGCACAAGTGGCGGATTCTTGCCATAAGCGCCGAAAGAACCCTTCCAGTCCTTCACGCCTGCGGTTGTAATCGTGCCGCCGCTCGTGCCAGACGCCACGCCGCGAGCGTTTGAGGCGTCGTACGTGACTTTCCAATCGGTCACGGACTGCAATTCAGTCCCAGCCGATGATACCGCGCCGTTTTTTCCGCTGATAGTTGCCATCTAAATCCCCTTATGGAGCCGCCGTTGTTTCATTCATGTGGAAGGAAACGGTGATATTCATGAGCATGGTCCAGCCGTCGCGGATGCCTTCGCCCGCTTCAAGCTCGTCTGTTGACCCGTCGTACCAGACTTTGAGCAATGTGCAGCCGGTTGGCATCGACCAACTGGGCAAGGTTCGCAGCGATTTCACCACAACCTGAATCAACGCCCATTTCACATCCGAGTAATACCACGTTGTGCGCTTGTCGCCGGTCAAAACGTCGATCGCAAAAGTCTGGTCGATCACCGTGCTGTTGCTGCCACGATTCGACCACTTGCAACCGTTTGGCCGCAGCGACACTTCGGGGAGTTCGCTATCGAGCCGGGCATCAGCGCCGGGATTAGGCTGAGCCGTTACGCTGTATTTGATTCGGTTCTGCAATTTCACAAGGTCCGCGAATTGGGCGTTCGCTTCGAGCAGCGTCCATAGCCCGCGTTCAATGACCTTGAACGGGTTGTCGTCGCTTTGCGGCATCAGCGGCCCCCGTTCTTTGCGCTGGTCTGTGCCAGCACCTTATCGACGGCCCTGCGGCCCAATGTCTCGAACGTGCGGATCGTTTGGGCGCTTGGGTCGATCAGGATTCGACGGCGCGGGAGGTTGCCGCCGCCAGCATCATGCCAAGCGGCAATTCGTGCAAGCGATGGTTTCGATTTAGACCGGCCTTTGTGGGGAACCGACTGGAACCCGAAAGAGATTGAGGCACGGCCACGTTGGAGCAGGTTCCCCGGCCCGCCGATAGCGGTAGCGTTGAACAATGCCCCGGTATCGCGGAGGATTGTGGTGCCCGCCGCGCTGGTCAGTGCCGCTATCTTTTTCTTTATCGCGGATCGCTTCGACGCTACCCGCTCATTGTGCAGATTGGCCTTGAGATTGTTGGCGAGTTGCTTCTTTAGGCGTTCTCCACGAACCGCGCCAGTGGCCCGTACAGCCGACTTCTCTTTCAAGCCGCGTAACTTGGTTGCAAGTGCCCCGCGTGCCTGCCTGCGGGTTCCCCCGCCCTTGACGCGGCGTTTGAGGATCGTGCTTACCGCGAGAGGTGCCCAGTCTGCGCCGCCAGCGCCAGCCTGCACGAAATGCCGACGACACTCTACCTCATAGACCTTCGCCCATTGGTTGAACATGTCGGCGAATGGACCGGACGCGGTGCCATTGACCTGCGCGGCCATCGCCGCCCGCAAATCTGCCGGGACGGTGATTGCCTTGGAAATGTCAACGCGAACCTTTATCACATAAACACCGTTGGGGCTGCTGTCATCCTGCTGCCCCCGCTGGACTTACTCACACAATCAAGTTCCCGCTGCCCGCTGAGATATGAGTTGATTTCGTCGTTTACCCGCAATTCCATCGACTCGTACGTAGACGCCTGATCGCTTGAGGAATCCATGTTTTTGGATCGGTAGAGCCAGAGGCCAGCGCCAACGCAAACCCAATGGACTAGCGAACGCGGCATGGTGGAATTGGCGACCAGCGGAACCTGATAGCGAGAGGTGCGAAAGCGGTCGTTTATTTCGCTCTCGGCATAGGCGATAGCCGCCGCAATTCTCACGGTGTCCGCCGTGGTGTTGTCAGTCGTCGCGTCAAGCTGCGACCACTTGGCGATATTCACCGTGCCGAACACGGACTCTAAATCGGATTGTGATGCGTATGTGCCCATAAAAACAAATGCCCCGCCAGTTTGACCAGCGGGGCACGGAGGAAAGGTCCGGCCTAGCCGGGAAGAATCAATTAGGGAATAACGTCAGCGGTGTAGAACGCCGCAGGATCGAGCAGGACGGGAAGGAATGAGTGACCGAAGAATTGATCGACGCTCACGGGATTGTCGTTGATTCGTGCATAGCTGAACTTACCGCGAACCTTCTTGAGGCTTGCGGCGGCTTCTGCGGGGTTACCAGCGAGTCCGACCTTGGTCGGGACAATCGCCGCACCGTCAACCATCGTGTACCAAGTCTTATCGACTTCCGGCAGGAAGAGAACAGCGTCGCCATCGAAGAATGTGCGGGTTGTGCCGCTTGCATCCTTGAAGAATGAGTTCCAGATTGGTTCCCAAACGACCTGATTGGCGGGATCGCCGAATCCAACGGGGAGGCGTGACTGTGCGAGTTGATCGGCAAGCCACGAACTCTTTGAGGACATGCCGCTGATTGCGGTATTGCCACGCATGTAGCCGGGGATGTTCGTGCCGTACATGATCTTCTTGCACGGACGGCCAGCGTTGGACATTGCCGAGAGGATGCTGAGAATGTTGCCGAGAATGTCGGTTCCAGCCGTTGCCCATGAAGCGGTGATAAGTCCGCCGCACTGATTCATATTGGCTGCCGGACGACCGAGGCTGATTGTGCGAACCGCACCGGATGATGTAAGCTGAATGTGACCGTTTGCGCCCTGATAGATCACGCCCTGCGAGAGGACGGAGGCCACCGATGCGATTTCGGTGTTGTCGAACCGCAGACCGAAGTTGACGGCCTGACGAGTGAAGTCGCCGGCCGCGCGATCGCGTGTCTCTTGCACATCGCTTTGCAGGTCTACAAGTGTCTGGCCGCTGTGAGTCAACGACTCAAAGAGGTGGATACAACGCCCGTCCCGTTCGTTCATATCGGTCTTGGGCGCTGGGCGAGCGGGCGAGCCGTAGGAAACGGCGGCAGCGGTCGTCTGAGTAATCGGCACCTGTTCCCATTTGAAAGTCTGGCTATCCGCGTTTTCGCGCAGAGAGAAGAACTTTTCATCAAAGGCTTTCTTCAATCCCATCGCGGGACTGTTGATGGTTGCCATCAGTTTGGGCGTACCAATCAGCGTGTTCATATTGACGGTCATGCGAGGGACTCCAGAGATTTGCACGGCCTGCGCCGCGTGTGTGCGTTCTAATTAGGCGTCGTAACGATCGGTGAACAGGAAACGTCCGCCAGTGACGGCGTTCAATTCAGCTTGGAGAGCGGCGCGGGTCGAGGTGTCGGCAGGCCAGTGAATGAAGTTGCTGCATGTGACCAACCCGCCGACCGGGAATGGGCCAAAGTCAACGTCAATGCTTGCGTTGTAAACGTCTGTGACCTTGAGCGGATAATCGCCGTTGTCGATGAATGTCAAAGCCGTTTCGCTGCCATCGGTGGGGCGGACAAGCGAGCCTGCGACCAAGGCGCGGGGGACTGCGGTAGTAACGGGTTCGTAGAGGGCTTCGGTGGAAGAGGTGGGGATAACCACAACCTGAGCGGCGCGCCATGCGAGGCCCGCGTAGCCGGTGCCTGAGTAGGTGAGGGTGATGCCAAGGTCAGTATCAGTGGCCGAGATTGCGGTAGCGACGATGCCGCCGACAACGCCGGTTGCGGTGTCGAGTGCTGAGTTGATCGCAGCGAGGTAGGTCGCGTCGGTTGCGTTCCAAGCGGCGTTAGCGGTTGTGACGAATGTGCCGTCAGGCTTAGCGACGTTCAACTGGAGATTGCCGCCAGTGGAGGCGATATTGAAGCGGATGCGCTCGACCTGATCAGCGCCAAGTGCGGTGATTGTCACATCGCCGGTGCCCTGATTGACAGCCGAGTAGGCGACTGTTGCGGTGCGGCTTGTGCCAGCGACGGACGGTGGGCCGGTCACTTTGAAAGTGCCGGTTGCGCCAACGCGGCGGACCAATTCAACGGCGGTAGCCGGTGCGAGGTTCAAGGTTGTACCAGATGCGTAGGCTGTGCCGGTCAGACCAAGGATCGACGGGGCATATTTGCCGCCAGAAGTAACCTTGCCCATGAGCAGGCCAGCGCGGAGGAAGTCGAGGTTGCCGGTGTTGCCCGTATCGCGGGAAAGCGCACCGTCGATGGTGTGAACGCCGGGCTTGTACTGGCGATCATCGCCCGCCCAGACTTCGCGTGAGCCTGCCGTTACGAGACTTGAGATTCCGGGAATGCCGGGAGCGTTATTAAGCATGAATCAGACTCCAAGAGGTGTGTGCGTTTGTTGATTACCGACCGAGTTGGGCTTTAACGTCTGCGTTGATCTTCTCGACTTCCTCTTTGCTGAGTTCGTCGCTATCGGTGCCGCCTTCGCGTGAAAGTGACAGGGTTTCGCCAGAGCCATCGGGCTTAGGTGCCTGTTTGAGAATGTCGAGGATCGGCTTGGACTGCGGAGCGGTAAATCCAGCGGCTTGTGCGGCCTTGCGGCTGAGCATGAGCGCGGGGCGATTGGCCTCGGTGCCGCAAAGCAGGTCAGACCAGAGTTTCTTCTGTGCCGGGGTGATTTGGCGGCTCATAACGAGCATCGAAAGTTCGGCTTCTACGCCACTTGCGGCTGATTCCAGCACGTCAGGATCGACTTCGACGGGCTTGGCTGAAAGTTTCAGGGTGGCGTTCTCGGATTGAACGCTGTTCAGGGACATAGAGATTTTGTCGCTCTCGCCCTTGGACTTTCCCCAATGAGCCATGATCGCGGCGGTAAGGTCGTTTTCGTCCATTTCGCCAGCTTCGATGCCCATAGCTGCGGCGATTTTCTTGAGTGATTCCATTGCACTGCCTCCGATTGAAAGACCTAGGGTTTTTGCCCGTGAAAGCTGAATAACGAACGGTTCCAGACCAGTGATAACGGGGTCTGCAACCAATGCGACATGCTCGATAGCGTCGGGGTATTTGTTCCCTTTGCCATCTTTCAGGTCGCGGGCTTGAATTGAAACGTCGATACGGCTTGCGAGTTTGATAGCGTCCTCGCCGATCAAATCCATTGTCGCTACCAGCTTGTCGTCCACCACTTCCATCGCCGTAACCCATCCGCGATTAGCGTCTGGTTGGCGGGTGTGGTCCGAAGGTGCATAGACCTTCATGCCGTTGGCGTCCATCCGATCAAACTGGGCTTTCCAGTGTGACAAGCGAGCCTGCGGAATGTCGATTAGCTGACCGTCTGCGGGATGCCGCCACTGTCCGGCCTGTACGATTTCCTTCTTGAATGTGCGGACGGGTTGACCGCCCTCGCCGGTACGAGCCTCGCCAATGGCGATAACTGCCGAGCTAGAACTGAACACAAGCGGAAGATTGGCGTTTTTCTCCACGCCAGATAGTGTGTAGGGAGATTTTTAGAATCTAGGCTGGCTGTCTAATCATTGGTCGGTATATAGTTGTGTATGAGCATAAAGAGACTATTGAAAATGAGCATGGTCGCAGGCGGTGTTCTGATGATTGCAACGATTATTTATGCGCTTTGGTTTGACGCATCGGTCGAACTTCCCGGCCAGTGCCCGGTCGTTCTCAAGGTGCTTGCCACGGAATTTCTGTTTCTGTTTATAATGTCGATTTGGTCAATGGAACTAGAGAGAACTTCCTAACGCCCCACATTCGCCGGGTTAAATCTATGGGACACGGACTAGAGAAAACGATTATTGAATGGCGTACCGACCTTGAGAAATCTTCGGGGCCGGGCGAGTTCTCTCTTGTGGTGTGGAACATGGAAGAGTTCGTTGAAGACCTGCGATCGGACGGGCATCCGATACCGATCGGCGCGAAGTCGATAGACAAATTCAACGGCATGGATGTTTTTGTCGGTCGGCACCTTGAGCGGTTCAAGTTTGAAATTCACGCCGACTTTTGTACTAAGCCTCAATGAGCGTTTCTTGCACTGAGTCCGGTCGATATGTTCCGCCCAATTGATGAAGGGTTAAATCCGAACCCGTCATCCGGCACAACTGGCACCTTCACGCCGCCATCGTTGGTGAACTTTGGGGGTGGGTTGGGGGTAAAGTCTTCGTTGTCTAATATTTCAATGAATGAACAACGGCAGTTCCAGCCGTTCGGTGGAGCAAGCGTCTTCCACTTCGGATCATTCTTTGCGAACGTTGCACCATCCAACGCCGCATGAGTCGGACGCACCCGATCATCGCCCACCGTGACGTATTGGTAAGCCACGATGATTTCATCCAACTCCGGTGCTTCATTCGCCTGTAACCGCGCCCCGTTGTAAGCAACCGAGAACTCTGTGCGGTAGACCGTTTCCAATAGTCGCGGGTTTTGCGTACCCAATCCCGCTGAATCCATCGCCTCGCGTAGTGCAGATACACCGTCGCGCGTTCCAAGCCCCTTCGCCGCTATCTCGCGTGCTTTGCTACCGATCAATTCCTGAGCCGCTGCAATCGCATCGTCACTCGTATCCGCCGCGCGTACCGCATACCGCGCCCTGATTTCGTTCAAGTCGCTGCCGGTCAGGTCCGCGATTTTCTTGAGTCGATCCATCATCGGAGATAGTGCTGTGCGGTCAAGTTTGATCCCCCGCACCTTCGCAATCATCTGCGCAGTGTTGGCCGTAGCCGCCACGTGTGCCGCGAGCATCCCCTCGTTTGTGATGTTCTCGATTTGCTTGCGAGCTTGTGCAAAAACCTTGTCAGGCTTGCGGCCATCTTTGAACGCCTCGATAAGTCCGCGCCGAAGTTGGACGATAACCGGGCGCGTCATCCGCTGTGCAATGTCTACCACTGCCTCGCGTTCGGCGTCCATCGCCATGACTCGTTTTTTGGCGGCACGGTTCAAACTTCTGCCACCATTTGACGCATAAACCTCGCCAGTGCGTTCGCATTGCGAGAGAGCTTGACGGTATCCGGATCGGGCTTGGGAAGTTCTGCCGGTGCCTCTACGGGTTCCGCCGCGTCTACAACCTTCTCCCGCTTGGGCACGTCCGCCTGATCCATCAATGCGTCGAAGTCAACAATCTGTTCAACCGTTTCGATGTTCGCCGGATTGTTCAGGTAGTTAATCAGGATGGTTTCGAGAACCGCGCGACGATCATCGGCAATCGCTGTAGCCTTTGCCCGCACTTTGCCCCGCATACTTTCGCCGAAGTTCTCAACCAGCCAGCGGTCGCCCAATTGCTTATTGAACGTGTCTGCAAACCCGCTAGCGTCTTCCTGCGCCGTGTCGATCATTACGCTTGCATGCGCCTCGGCCTCGGCCTTGGTGCCCGTGCTGCCCTCAATTGCCGCGCGTTCTGGAACGAACAGCCCGCGCATTTGGAGCGACTCGTAGTGCTTCATAACGTCGAGGATTTCAGCACCTGCCCCCGATTTCGCGTCGAGAAATTCCACCTTCCACGCCATCAGGTCTTCGATCTTCGCCCCGCTGTTTTTCATATCGCCCGCGAAGTTCATAAGCACGGTGGGAATTGCGATGCCCTTGCCGAGCGGCAGACCATCGAGCATCCGGCCCGCGATTTCAGCATTGTTCAGCGTTTCGCCTTTAGCCGTTTTGTTCTCGCCCATTGGGTATTTGATGATCGGCAGGACGCCCGCCATTTTCACCATGTATTGGGCGCAGCGCTTGGCCGCTGTCTTCCACGGCAACCAAGCGTAAATGCGGATGTTCTCGTAGCGTGAGCGCCCGAACGGGTCGTTACCCTCGCTGTCGTAGGTGACTAGCACTACCTCTGTAGCCTCAAGTACCTTGCCGCCCTCAAGCACGATACTCGCCAGCTTGCCGGTGTTCTCGAAGATATTGATCTTTGCCACCAGATCGGGCTTGATCGGCTTGATTCGCTGGACCTGCGCATCGCCATCGTCGTCAATCGTCCAAACAATCTGAATCACTTGGAACCCGTAGTCCAGCGAGTACATCATGTTGCGGAGCATTTCAGTACGCAAGCCGTCGAAGAAAACCTTGTACTCTTTAATCACCTCTTCGGGCACATCGTCGTCGGACTCAACCAGCCAATCGGCTGAGCGGATAGCCGAGTGCGTGATAGCCCGCGCCAGTGCGATGGTCGGCCCCGTTCGCATCTGCCGGTATTCCTCAAACGTGCCAATCTCGTTAATGTGGTGTTCGATGCCGCCACTGATTACAACGTTGTCGCCCTGAAGCGTTGCGGTGTCCACGATCTTTGAGCCGCCAAAGCCGGTGATTTGAGAAATGAAGTTGAGTAGTCCCATTTAATATTCCCTTCCAAATAGTACCGTGCCGACCTGCTGAATCATTGGCCCGCCGATTGGCCGCTGGTAACACACGCGATAGCCGAAGGCGTCCGCCGCGTGCGAAAGTTCTTTGTTCGACTTGTCCGGGTGACCGTGCTCATCGGTTTTCAGTTCGGTCATATCCCGAATGAGTCGCGTGCATCGCGGGTGTATTCTGGTGTGGTGGACCCCACCCAAATCGGCAAGTGCGTCATTCACGATCGACACGCGCTCAATCACATACGGGTTTGATTGAGGCACGCGGAACATAGCGGCGTGAATCCCCACGCGGCTTAGATGGTTGCGGATCATTTCGTAGTTGGTCCGGCCTGTCTGAGTCGAATGCTGAGTCCCGCCCGTGGCATCGCCGAATATCTGAATCTCCGGCCACTTGTGGGCCAGCAATATCGGGGTGAGTTTGTCGAGACATTCGATCATGTCTGCGCGTTCGCCATACACCTCTTCCACAACCGTGAATTGATCGGTGTGTTCATCGTACTGGCCGAGTTCGCAATACATGCCGGGGCTGATATTGAAGTCGAAAGATACCTGTAGTGGCCGGTTCGGGTTGTACGCAACCGCCTCGTCAATGTGCCGGTCAGTAAACCGCTTGTACGCCAGCCCGCTGCCGATTCGTGTGGGTCGCTGCTGGTACATTGCGAGCCAACCGCTATCCCCGCCGATTTGGGTGCGGCGGATCGCGTTCAGGTCGTCAACGGTGTACCGATCGGGGCAAATGGCCTCGCCAACGGCGCGCCCCAATGGATCGCCTTCCTCGGCAATGGCCGGGATGGATACGTGTGTCCAGATTTCGGGCTGTTCCCGCATTAGAACGCCCGTCAGGTCGTCTACGTGCATCCGCTGGTGCAGAATGACCACCGTTGCCCCCGGTTCGCGGCGGCTCATTAGATCGTTCGTAAACCAATTGAGAACCCTGTTGCGGTATTGCAGGCTGTGGGCTTCTGCCCATCCGGGGTAAGGATCGTCCACCAGAATCAGGTGCCCGCCAAATCCCATGATGCCGGTGCCGACACCAGCGCAGAACATCCCGCCACCCTCTTCGGTGTTCCATCGGCTCGCGCTGGTCGAATCGTCGCTGAGCTTCACCGTGAAGTACGGGTTGTCGCTGAACATATTGCGGACGGCGCGCCCGTGTGAGCGTGCGAGTTCAACGCTGTGGGCAGAGTTGATAACTTTCAGGTGCGGGTATTTTTCGAGATACCATGCGGGAACGTGGCGGGTGAGCAATTCAGACTTGCCGGTACGCGGTGGCAGGCTGAATATCAAACGTCCTCCACCAGTGGCAACTGCCCGCGCGATCATGCGAGAAACCATCTTGAGATACGGGTAGGGCTTCCACTGTCCGCGCGTCGAGTGTTCCGCCATCGTGTGAGGCAGTTGCGCGGTCGCCAGCCTGAGAGTTTGATCGGGTGTGAGTATCACGCATCGCCTAACTTCCCGCTGAGTTCATCGACAACCTTTGCGAGCGCGTCGGATTGTTCGGGTGAAAGTGCGACTTGTGCGGTACGGATAATGTCGCGGTCGGTGTTCTTGGCTTCAGACTTGATTCGTATTTCTAAATGCTCATCGCCCTGATTCTGCCCCTCCAACATCGCCAGCGTCTTTACACACCCATTGACCCCGCGCTGATCGCTCTTCTCAAGTGATAACCGCAGCGCAACGTCAAGAGCCTGAATGTACTGCCGCTTCTTTTCGTCCGTGATCCCGCCCCAACGCCGTTTGCCGTTGCTAGGACCATCGCCTACCGCTCTGCGCAGTACGCCGCGATCGACTTCGCTCACCATATCGAGTGATCCGACTACCGTTGGCTGGATGTGGGGGTCAGACATTGGCCTCCCGCTTTGTCTTTGTATCTGCGAACGTCTCGCCCGTAGCTTCCAGCGTCGCCTGTTTGCCGGTCAACTTCTCCCAGCGCGTGACGATTACATCTACATACTGCGGGCTGATTTCCATGCCATAGCACTTGCGGCCAATCTGCTCGGCTGCGATGAGTGTGGTGCCTGTTCCGCAAAATGGTTCGTACACACTGTTGGACTTGGAAAAAAGTTCGGACATGACCCATACAGGGAATGCAATGGGCATGGTCGCACGGTGTACATCTGCATTGTCATTCGCGCCTTTGGGGTCGAGTCTGAACACATTTGAAACGCTGCCGTGAAACGAAGCTAATGGGATAGAGCGGCTTCCGTTGCCGCCGAATATAAATAGAAACTCAAACGAGTTTGTTAGCACATTCTTTTGCATCTGTGGCGCGCCGTGGATTTTGTCCCATACCACCACATCAACAAAATCTGCCGACAGTTCGTGTAGCCATTCGATCATGTCAACCTTGTTGTCGGCCAACATTTGGACGTTACAAGCGACCGCATCGACGTATTGCCTGCCCGCCGCGAACCAACCTCGCATAAGCGCGATCCATCCATCAGGGTTGTCGTCGTGATTCACATAAAACGATTCCCGCTTATCTGCACCTTTGACATAGTGGTCCCGAAGTTTGGCGACATTGCCCGCCCCATACGGCGGCGAAGTGAAGCACAAATCCGCCTTGTTGCCCGCCATCAGCCTCCCCACATCCTCCGCTTTCGTCGAGTCCCCGCATAGCACCCGATGCTCCCCACATAGCCACAGGTCGCCAGAACGCGACACGGGGGCAGTAGGCGGCTCGGGAACTGTGTCCTGCGCGACTTCGGGGGTGAGGCTGGACAGGAGTTCGTTCAGTTCGTTCTCGTCAAAACCGGCAGCGACCTGCGACTCTGTGGGAAGCGACTGCAATAGGCTCGCCAGCGTTTCCTCATCCCACTCTGCAAGTTCGGCGGTGCGATTGTCGGCAATGGCGAAGGAAGTCGCATCGGTCGAGTCCTCGTCTATCACGTTGCACGCGAGATGAGTCCAGCCTAGCGACTTCGCCGCCTCCATTGTGCCGTTGCCCGCGCGGACGATCATTCCCTTCTTTTGCACGATGATCGGCTTGCGTTGGCCGAATCGGTGGAGGCTTTGCCTGATCGCTTCTAGGTTCCGCTCGTTATGCTTGCGAGCGTTTGCGGCATCGTGTACCAGCGACGCGATGGGCAAAGCCAATGGCCGCAAAGATTCGGATATGTATTTAAGATCACTCACTTAACTTCAACTCCTGCTTAGGTTGAAACTGCCCGATCAAGTCCGAAGAGTGCTGTAATAGCGTCTGAAGTTGCTGGTTCGATTGGGCGCGGACGGTTGCCAACTGTTGAGCCGCCATCGCCTGCCGATCAATCCCATCCATGCCAATCACACTCGGCGTAGTCGCCATCGGTTCGAGTAGCGAACATTGGGCAATGGCCTCACGCACCGATCGCGCAAGCCCTTCGATGATCGTCAAACGAATTGAAAGTACGCCGCCATCCATTTATTTCCTCAATTCATAGAGACAGTTCGCGCCCGTCGCGCCTGTCAGGTCAAATTCGGGAATCACGCCGAGTACACACCCGAAGTCTGGGACGATCAACCGCGCGGGGGTGTTACCTGCCGGGCTGTAGGCTGTAACGTCGCCCAGTGCGTAGGCGGTTTGCATGACTGTCGCTGGACCCGTTGGGGTCGTCGCGGTGGTCGAGATAGTGCAGGTGAGCGTGTCGGCAATTCGCTCGGTCGAGAGAATCGCGGGGCTTGCCGCGCCGGTCGCACCTACGGCGGTCGAGAGCGTGACAGTCGAGGTGTCGGCCACGAAACAGAGCAGTTCAATATCGACCAGCTTGGAAAGATCGGGGAACGCCTGCGGGCAGTTAGTGGAGAAGTTGCCGATCACCAGCCACATCCGGTAGTTGAACGTTGAGTCGTCGGCCCCGGTGCCAAAGAACTCAAACGCACCGCCCCGATAGCCTTGCAAGCCGATCATCTGGTGGAACGCCGAGAACGTGCCGCCAGTCAGCGTCAGAATCCCGGCGCTGTTGAGTGTGTAGCCGGCCGCGCCGGACACCCTGCGGCCTGCGGTAATCTCGAATGCGGACTGGGTGGAATTGCTGGACAGGTGCCGACGTTGGCCGGTGGAGCGAGAGAGAAGACTCATTTGATGCCTTTCGTTTGATGCGTTGCAAAACCTCGCCGCCATGTGCTGCGGCGTAAATCACGATAGATGGAAAGCGTTTGGGTGATGGGCAGGCGGCTTGAATCCCTTGCGTAAATCCGACCAATGATTAGACTTTCGCTGTACATTCCATCGACCCACGCACGCACGCGGGCAAGTGCGTAGCCAACGGTCGACTTGTTCAGGCCGAGGATTCGCCCGATTTGCATCTGCGTTGGCTTGCGCCCATTCTTGAACGGGAGCGACATAAACCAGACCACAAGATCGCGCACCGAAAGGATCGACCAGCTTTGACGCGGACGGCCCCGCTCGGTAATCTCGCGTTCAAGCGGGATCGAGGCGCCGAATAGCGACGCCGCTACCTCGGCACGTTGGCGAAGGGTGAAACCGCAGATTGGGTTACTCGTCGTCATCGTCCTCCAGTAACCGCACGCGGTCTGACATTGCCATTACATACGGACTGCCAGCCGAAGGGTTTGCTTCGATGCTGCCGCGCGATCGCATTGTCTTGTTTGGATTTCGATACGCGCCAAGATGGTCAAACTCACACGTCAAGCCCGTAGGCAGTGCCAACGCCGCGTTCTGCATCGCTGCCGGGACTTCGTTCGCCGCGTCCCAATCGCCTGCCGCTGCCAGTGCAAGCGTGCCGAGTGTTGCGTTGAACTCTGCCGATGGGAACTCCCAATACGCACAACCTGACATGCCGCCCGTTGCCGTGCGTGGATTCGCGTTGTAGAAGTGATTGATGCCATCGGTACTGGCGAAGTCGATTGACCCGGTAGCGATCCCCATTTCGTTGCTGAGAACACAATTCTCAAGTGAACAGGTTGCCAGATAGCTATTGCCCTGCCAGCTTGCCGCGATGCCGTTGCAATTCGCGCCGTAGAACCTGAGCCGCGAGAAGACCCATCGGAAATCGTGAGCCGCCGTAGACTGGAACATGCGAATAGATTTGGCGGTCCACGTTCCGGCCACGCCGAACACCTCGAACTCACTTGAGAACCAAAGGCCCTTGAGTCCGGTGTTGCCTGAGAATGGAATTGCAAACGATCCGCCCGGTGGGACAATCGCCATGAGATTCTGCGCGCGGTAGTGGATACCCCACATTCCGCCGCTTGAAACGCTTTGGGACGCTACCTCACGGTTGTACGTGAAAACTCGATAGCTTGTGGTCAGGTCTTTATTTGCGATCGCGCCAACGGATGCCGCGATGGTGTTCGATTGAAGCTGTGCGCCGTATTCGATGGAATACACACAATCAATTTCCGCGCCGTACGCAATTGGAAGAGTCGTATCGTTTGTGCTGTGAGAGTATGGCGTTTGCGGAATTGCGATGCCCGCAACCGTGTCCAATCCACCGTGAGCTTGAGTGCAGTTGTATCGCCCCCACTCTTGACTGCCACCCGTCGCGTAGTTGATACAACCATCGCCCGTCCCCCCGCTGTCCCACTGGTGGTATCCCCATCGGCATCGGTGATAAGTGAGAATCCCGCCTGTACCCGTAACGATGTTCCCGCCCGTGTGGTACGGACCCCAAAACCATTCGCTGTCGCGCGCCACGCTGGTGTTCGTGCCGGTGAGTTGCCACTTGACGCACTGGTTGCCGCTTGCGGTTCCGCGCGCGTTCATGCCAAAGCCCGTGACAATCAGCCCGTCTAGCGCGGTCTGGTCGTAGTCTCCAAAGTACAGACCGATCCCGGTATTGAAACTAAGTTCCAATCGCGTCGAGTCGTGTGCGCCGAACTCCACGGTGCAAACGCCGGTGCCGCTGTCGCTGAAGAATGAATAGGTGTTTGCCGCTGCCTCTACCGCGCTTGCAGCGTACTCGTACGGTTGCAGGAGATAGTCGTCTCGGTCTGTTGACGCTGCCGTGCGTCCGCGAACGCCGTAGACGCTTACACCAGCGCCAAGGTTGAACGTTGCAACCGTGCCCACCACCGAAGACGGTGCGACATTGACGAACCCAGTGATTTCAGGCTTGCGCGTGCCTAGACCACCTCGCCCCCAACTTACATTTGCACCCCAGACAATGATCGACTGATCGGTATTCGCCTGACTTCCCGGAATAACTACGTCATCGGGGATAACCACGCCGACGTTCGAGCCGAGCAATGCAAGCACGTTGGCCGTTAGTGCCTTCAGGTCCGCCGTGTGACGCACAAGATAAGGCGTGCCGATTGCGCCAGTACCGCCACCGCCAGCAGCAGACCCGCCCGCGCTGTACGTGACATAGACCGTTGTGGGACGATTGATCGCAGACGGGATTTCATTCTCACGATACCGCTGATACGCCTTGTGCGTGAGATAGAGCGACCAACTGCCGGGGATACCCCACATCGAACGCGGGCCAACGACTTGATCGAATGTAACGCCCATTACTTCTCACTCGCTTTCTCTTCGTGATCGGAGAATGTTTTAAGTATCATCGCGGCCTGTGCCCCAACCGTTGTAATGCAGGTGCCCGCGACAAGTGTGATAAGCATCCTGTTTCGCCAAGTCTTTTTCTCATCCGCTTTATCGTCTCGCTTCTCCCACGCCACAGTTCTCCGCTCTACTACCTCAAGACGTTCGATAAGCGGTGGGATATTCGCCAGCGATAATTTCACGTTGCCCATCGAGTGTTCAAGCTGAGCGGTGCGGTAGACGTATCCCTTTTCAGGTGTCGCGCCCCCGGTGAGGATGTGCTTCATTTCTGCAATGTCGCTTGCGATTCGGGTTATGGTTTCGTGATCTGACATAGTGTTTCCTAACTTACCAACACACGATCGTAATGTATCCAGACCCGCCCCGGCCAATTGCGCCCGCAGCAGATCCGGTCAATGCCCCGCCCATTCCGCCCCCGCCTGATCCATACCCACCATCGCCGCCGCTGGATTGAACCAGCCCGGCCCCGGTAGCCGTTCCATGCGTAGAGCCTCCACCCGTCCCACCAAAGGAATAGTTGAGGCCGGGAACAATGTAATTTGGTCCATGACTTCCGTTCCCGGCTGGTGTTGTGCCCGATGCCGCACCAATGCCGCCAGAGTGAGCGGGGAAGGGCGACGGCGCTGAGTAGCCGCCGAACGCACCGCCGTTTGTTCCAGCCACGCCAGCGGCAGGAAGTCCGCCCCCGCCAGTGCCGCCCGTGACGGGCACACTGGTAAACGGAATAGTCAACGCACCGGCAGCAACCGTCGTTCCCCCGATGATCCCGGCTTGGCCCGCGATGAAGTTGCACACACCAAGTCCAGTGAGAGGGGCGGTCGTTATGCCTGAGATGCCGCCTGCCGCGCCAGCCGCGCCCGCCGTAGCACCGGACGCATTGCCGCCCGCGCCACCAGCGGCAGCGTGTAGCACAAGATGCTGAGTTGTCACACTCGGATGGATTGAAACGTAGGTCGCAACGCCCTGAGTGTTTCCGGCAGACAAATAGAGACGATCGGGCAGGAACATGATCGGGATTACGAGCCGCGATACACCACCGGAACCACCGCCGCCGCCGCCCGCAGCCGTTGAGTTTGCACCGATCACGCCAGTCCCACCGTTGCCGCCCCTGCCAACGCACAGGATAAACGCCATCGTCTTCCCGCGCGGCTTGGTCCATGTCTGCCACGTAACGCCGTTGGCAACGCTGTTACCGATGCAGGTTTGAACGTCTGCATTGAACCGGGACGGGAATGAGGACATATCGCTCATTTAATAGTCCCCACCAATTCCGGTGCAGACCCAGCCCGCCGCCACGGTTGTTCCGAGTCCGACGAGGATTGTGAAGCCCGCAGGCAATGCGAATCCGAGGGGCAGTTCTACGTCAACCGTTGAGGTCGTCGCAATCGCGGTAGTCGCGGGCAATGCGATTTCACTGATGAATGAGTTGTTGGCCGCTGTGGTGTTGGACGATCCGTTGTTGATAAAGACGCGAGCGACCGAAGCTGTATTGGTACCGATCGCCTTGAACTTCAAGCGATTGATGAACCCACCGTTGGCCCCGGCTGTCCACACGATTTTGTTGTGAGTCGCAGTCGCACCCGTGTAGTCTGCCGCCGCAGTCGTGAACGTTGGGGCCATCGCGGTCGCGCCGTCCGATTGGACGTTTGGGGTCAGCGTGTAGATGGGCGAGGTGTTCTGTGCCATTTCATTCCTTAGAGAGCAACCGAAAGACCGTTAATCATTGCGAGGGTTTTGCCAATGGACGGGGTTTGCCCACCGATCGTGGTGTTTGCCGTGAGGGTGAGCGTGAATCCGCCGAGTGTGAATGTGCCGGTGAAGGTGGGCGCGTCGATGGTTGGGGATGTTCCAAACACCAGCAACCCGCTGCCGGTTTTGTTGCTGATTACCCCCGCCAACTGAGCCGATGTAGTCGCCGCGAATTGCGAGAGAGGGTTAGAGGTAAGTGCATCCCCGCTGCCGCCAGCCGCGCTGATGATCGTCGAGCCGCTCCGCTTGAGGAACTCGCCGTCAGTGATCGTCGCCACCGTAAGCGGTAGATCGCCGGTCACAATTTGGCGGGCGGTTGCGGTCACACTCCACCGCCTTCGTTCACTATCGCCAGCGATGCCGCCGTGATATGCACCTCACCGATGCCGACCGCTACCTTCCCGCTTTCGTGTTTGTATCGCCGTGCGTTCGCGCCCGATGGGTCCGCGTTCTCGCTCAATATCCACGTCTTGCCCGTATCCGCCGCGTGGTATTGATCGCCAGCGGCACCGCCGCTTGAATCCCACTTCGACCCTACGCATAGGTGAGTGTGGCCGTTGATCGCTGAATACTTGCCCTTCAATGCCCGCGTTTCGGCCCAACATTCCATGCCAAGGTCTTTGGTAATGACACGATGGGCGATGCAATAGGCATCCCCCTCTACCGCCTCACACCCGCAGTCGATGATTACAACGTCGCACGCGCCCTCGTATGGGCCAATCTCGCTTATCACCTTGTTCATTATCTCGGCCGTTGGGAGTTTGTCCCATTCCATCGTCGCGCCAAGGTACAGCGCGGTCTTTCGCCCCAGTTTCTTGCACTCGTTCAACGCATACCACAATTCGGCTGGATCGCCAAGGTGAGCCGTTTGCACGTTCGCGCGACACTTGCTCATGCAGTCAAACTCAAGAATGTCGCCGGTTTCCATTGCACCACCGGGCATCCACCACACTACCAGACCCGCGCCGCTGTCGATCACACGCTGGGCGTAGTGATCATCCCACATTCCACCGTGCCCCTTGGCGAGGTAGTCTGGTGAGAATCCGCGCGGGCCGGTAGACGCTGAACACGCTATCCATTTGGCGAGGTTGTGATTCATGGTCGATAGTGCTCCGGGCCGCGCACCGAATGACATATCAGGCGTTTGGCGCGGGGTTGTCGGTGGCTTCACTGGGCGGGGGAGGCGGGTCATTTACCACCAACTTTCAGCACACCGAGCATCTTCAATTTCTGTTCTGCCTCGCTCCACGCCGCAGACGCCTTGTCGCCAGCGTTGAACGTCTTGAGCCATTCCGCAACGTCGCCGCGCACTTCGTTCACCTCGGCGCTTGCGCGGGCCAAGATCGCCACGCCCTCGCGTTCCTTGCCGGGTTCAAGCGCCAACGCCTTACCGTTCTTCCAGTCAATGCGCCGCGTGTATGCGATGAGCGCGGGAAGGCCCACCAATGCCCCCGCACCCACCGCTGTAGCCACCATGATCCAGAACGCAATGTCGGCTGTAATCGTGCCGTAGGTGAGCAGGACGTAGCGGACGATCAACGTGAGGCCGGCCCCCGCAAGGCAATACGCCGCCAGCTTGGTCGATGCCCACGGCAGGAAGAAACTAGCGACCAGCATGAAAGCGCCGCCAACGACGCACGCGGCACATGCCCACCAAGTTAGGACTTTGACTGACTGATTGAAATCCGCTTTCGCCGCAGCCTTACCGGCGCTGAAGGTTTGATCGGTGGCAGGATCAACCGGCCCCACAAACGCATCATCCCCCGGCTTTGGGATCGCACCTTTGACCCGCTCCACGATCGTTTCGCCCGTTTCGGGGTTGATCCGCATTCGGGCATCGTCGAATTTGGGGAAGCAGCCCTGTGCAGCTATCGCGGCCCACAGTGCTACGCCGATCGCAAATCCGCGCTTGGTTGGTAGGTAGTCACGCATTGGTAGCCTCCGCGAATAGTGGAACCGCTGCCTCAATCCGCCGCCGTGCAATCTCGCAATACTTGGGGTCGATTTCGTAGCCGATGAAGTTGCGGTTGAGTTTGGCACAAGAAACGCCGGTAGTGCCGCTGCCACAGAAGGGGTCGAGAACGGTCGAACCTTCCTCGGTCCACTGATTTATAATGTGGTCCATGTGTTCAATAGGTCGCGGGCATGGATGGCCTTCAACAACTTCTCCCCTGCGCTTTCGACCGCTTGGCGATGTGTCGGCTACTAAAAAGTCACGCTGTGCGCTGCCTTCTGAATACGGCTTCGCGCCTTCCTTCCACCACACCACAACTGGATCGAAAGATGCGTACATCGGACCGGGATAAATCTGGACGAAGTTCTTACACGCCGCAAATATCCGGTACTTCGCCGGGAACCACTTGTGGATATTCGGCATTTGCATCTGGGCCTGCCACACAAAGAAACACGCGCCGGGCTTGGCGATTCGATCGGCCTCTACAAGCCATGACCGCATCATTGATTGGTACGCTTCTGGATCGTCGTCGTGGGCGTTGTATTTGAAGTTGATGCCGAATGGCGGATCAGTAACCACCGCATCGACGCTGCCACTAGGGAGCGACTTCAGCAGTTCGAGGCAATCGCCTTGTGTGACTGACCAACGCATAAGCCCCCTGACCCGGTGCGGGAAGTTTCCCATATCCCAGAATTGAGGAAGTATACCACAGGTAGTAGGTCCGCGTTGAAGCATACCACCAGTAGTAGTCGATAGCAATATGTGCGGTACTACAGGTAGTGGGTCAAGCCCCCACTTGATTCTGGAGTTTCGCCCAATACGATCAATCTTTGTCTTGGGTGTGTGAGACTCGGTGTTATGCGATACGAAACGCCTGTACATCTTGCCAACGAACGTCAAGCGATTGATGCGTATGCGAACGCTCGCGGGTTGGTCGCGTTCAAGCTGCCTGAGCGGTATTGGTGTGACTACGCCTTGCACGAATCGTACGGATTTGTGCAGGAATACGTCGAAGTCAAGTGCCGCGACATTGCACCTGACCAGTACCCGACGATCAATATTGGTCTAATGAAGTGCCTTCGCTGCCTTGAGATTGCCGAGGGGAGCGGGGCTAAGTTCGTGCTGCTCTACGGGTTCAACGATGGCAGTTTGAGGAAGCGTGTTGTAACCCGCGCCGATATGGGCGGGCCGGTAAAGATTTGGGGCAGGAAGGTTGAGCGGAGCGACCAAGAGCGGGAACCGTGCGTTTTGCTGGATTCCCGCGAG